TTTAGCAAATACATCAGTACTTGACTTGCATTACATTAAACAATCTGGTGGAGCAAACTCTCCAGTTATGGAAGCAATTTTTAAGCAGGGTAGCCCAGTAACATTAACAACTGCAACCCATGTTTATATCAACGGTACTTACATAACTGCTGAGTAGTCTTAAATAATGATATAATAAGTCTTATGACTGTACAAGACTGGGCTTCATTAATCGTAGCAATACTTACAATTGTATCTTCAATTGCTTTTGGAATTAAATGGCTTGTAAAACATTATCTAAGCGAGCTTAAGCCTAATTCAGGATCATCGCTAAAAGATTCAGTTACTCGTCTTGAGGAAAAAACTGACAAGGTATTTGATCTTCTTATAGAGCATCTTAAAGATCATAACAAGTAGTTATAAGCGAAATTCTTCCCAGGCTTTTGTAGTTACTGGGAATTTTTCTTTTACTAATTCCCCAATAATATTTGCATATTCTACTATCTCACTCTGTGCACCATGTCCTTGTCGTAATGTCAAGAAATGCAAAACGGAATTTAGAGAAGCAGTCCATCTCCATCTAACATACATTCCATATGCTGGTAAGAATAAGCGAGCTTGCTCTGGAGCTATTCCTTCTTCCATAGCTCTTTTATACAAAGCTTCTCCTTCTTCAACATATTTTGCCAGTGCCATTGAAAAATAAGTTCCCCACCCACTAGTAATAGGTTCACCAGATCCTTGTTTTGAGTTTTCTGGTTTAGATCTCCATGATGATCCTGAAGGAATATAAAACTCTTCATTTTCAGTAACATAGCGACGGGATGACTCATTCCAGCCTAATTGATCTTCAACGTGAGTAGAAGCTACAGCATGCTTATACCATTGACGGGCAACCATAAGAGGAGCGTACACCTCAAATGTAAAACCACAGTGTCTTAAAGTAGAGTCATGTTTATCTCTAACCAAAAATTGAATAAGGCTTTGATCCCTAAGAGCAAGGGAGCCATCTTCTCTTAGCTTAGATTCTTTATCGTAAGATACTCTTGCTGAGTTGGATATATCTAATTCAGTACCCCAGGAATTTACTAGGCGGACATATCCTTTGTCTAATGCTTGACGATTCATTCTAATTTTCCCATTTTCCCTATATACTATATATAAACTATCTTCTAAAAACCTAGTTTAGACATACTTCTTTTCTTTATATATTTTAAGTATACACTACTCAATACCCTGGCTAATTACCTATAACATAACAAAACGGACATTTAAGACAATAACAATTTGATAACAATTTAAAAGTATAACAATAAGTTATAATTCCATATGCTCTGGCTTATTTTAAATAATACAATGTTATAATTCATATGGATTGGTTCCTAGGTTGCTAAATACCCCACCCCACTGCCCCTAGGAGCCAATTCTTTTTATTATGGTATAATCAGTGATATGTGCTCACCTACAATAGAGAAATTTGGGGCTACCCCAGCAAATATACAATGGACTGTTGTTCGTGGAGACTCTGCCTCATTTACCGTGTCTCTTCTTGAGAATGACGAAGTTACTGAATTTGATACCGAAGGATGGACTTATGCTGCAACGGCTTATGACCCATCCTCAGACTTCCTTGATGAGCTTTCTGTAGAGGTAGAAGGAAGCGTTATAACTGTTTCAGCTTCTGCAGACCTTACTGCAAACTGGGGAACTAAATACTCTTCAGTAGTAGCAGAACTATCATTTGATCTTCAGGCTACAATTCCTGACGGTAGCTCAACAATAACCTGGACACCAGTAATTGGAACTATATGTGTTCTTGGAGATGTCACACCACTGGGTAGTTTATGATAATTAAAATTAATGATAAGAATCCAAAACTCCCACCACTTATAAAAATAAATGGGACAATATTTAAAGTAAAGAAGTAGATTTCTTATGGCTATATCTAAAAGCATGGATTCGCCAATAAAAAAATCTAACTACGCATCTAAGGTTGAAGAATCTCAAGATACATCAAATACCCTACACTTCCTTCCAGTACCTGGCCCAGCTGGTCCACAGGGCCCTAAAGGAGACACTGGACAACAAGGTCCACAAGGAATTCCAGGACCTAAAGGTGACAAAGGACCTTCAGGTAAAAATGGTAAAAATGGGTTAGATGGAAAAAGTGTTTTATCTCCATCAGAACAAATGATTGGCTGGGGATATTATCAGAGTAAATCTATAAATAAAAAAAAGACTGGAATTGATCAAAGTTCTGATGGTTGGGTTGATTTAGCTATTGGCAATATTGAAAAGTCAATAGAAGAGTTTCTTCCAAAAGGCAATGTATCTTTATGGAATGAAACAACAAAAAGGCTTAATTTTAGAACTCTTAATATAGGATCAATTATAACAATTCGTTATAATATTGAACTTACAACATATATAAATAATACAGAAGTCTGGGTGAAGACATTAGTAGAGAATGATGAATATTCAATAACGTCATTTGCTGGATCATTAAAATATCAATATGACTATGATTTTTCTATAGAACATACTATTTTCCTGCATGATTCAAAAATGCAATCATTTGGTGGGATACCACAGATTAGAACAGATAATCCCTGTACTGCAAGATTAAATTCTATATATATTTCTGTCTCATAAAAAAAATACCCCCAAGGCGCTTGGCCAAGGGGGTATCCTCAAAACTTAATGTGGAAACTTTTTCATCCAATTTTTAGTTTTTGGAGTTATTCCATGCCAAGCAGACCAATTTTCACCAGCATTGCTCATATGGTATGCAACCTGTGCATTAATAACAGGATTTAGTAATTCACTATTAAAGTTAATACCAAATTTTTCTTTACGGCTATCCTTAAGCATTCCTAGCATGTTTATCTGAAAAATACCATAAGAATTATCTCCAGTTTTTACATTGCCATTAAAAGCTAGTGGCCTTCCGTTAGACTCTTTTTTAGCAACTGCCCAAGCCTTTACTAATCCGTTGCCACGAAAGCCAACACCATATAGCAACTCCTTAAGTTGCTTATCTGTAAGGCTAACAGCGTCTTGATATTTATGTAGAACATTTAAGTTCTTTTTTACCTTAGTCAAACTTTTAGGCTTAGAAACCAAAAAAACCGCTTTAGCGGTTGCAGGCTCAGAAACCAAAGGTTTGTTTAAGGTTTTTTCAGTACTTATAGCATTAGCTGCATTTGTTAGTGGTGCTAGCAGCCCAATTGAAGCAAGGATTCCAATCCAGATCTTTTTATCTCTTCTCATCAAAAAAACCTCCTAGAGATTAAAGATGCTACCGTTTGGTAGCACTAACTAAGTATAACATCTGATTGCCATAAAAAGCAAGTTTTGTAACATTTTTTTATTAAACCTAATAATTGCTATTTTCAAGTGGTATAATATAAAAATGGCTACACGTAGAGGACAAGCATCACTATACAATATTGGAGAAGCTCCACCATTTGTCAATTGGACATTTGTGAAGGGGGATACTGCTAGTTTTAAGGTGTATTTAACAGATGATGCAAAGGTACCTTTAAATATTCCTGATTGGGATATTTCAATGCAGATTAAGCGTCCAACTACTAACCCTGTTATTCCTGGACAAATTACAGATACAGCAACTTTGCTTTATACTCTGACACCAGCAGCAGATGAGGATGATCTTGTTGGAGAATTTACTGTTTCATTAACAGCAGCACAAACAGGAACACTTCAAACAAATGATATTTTTGATATTGAGGTTTCTTTAGCAGACGACACCATAGTATGGACAGTAGCTCAAGGAAAACTTATAGTTCTTGAAGATGTTACTGCATAATGGCCACTGTTAAAATTTACGAAGATCAACCAGTAGTAACTAAAAAAATTGAACAAGACTTCTTAATAAACACTTCAATTACAAGCCCAAGTAAAAAGGTAGTTATAAATTCAACACTTCCTTTTAGAATAAGATTGACTGCAATTCAAATTGAAGGTACTTCTGGATCAGCAGTTCCACCAATTCCTCTTCAAATTATTGGTTTCAGTAATTATATAATTTAATATAAAAGATGATATAATTGGGGCATGGCCAGACAATCTATTCCAACAGTAAAAACCAAGTTTCAGACTGGTGATCGTCCATCACAAGCAGACTATGAAGATTTAATTGATAGTACCGCTGCCCAATCAACAGACTTGGGAACATTTGGCAATAATGAAAATGAAATTAATGGCATTGAAAATACTACGGTATTTGACAACTTTGATGCAACACAATGGAGAATGGTTAAGTATCTAATCTCTATCAAGAAGACTTCTGGTGGCGATAATAAATTTTACGCCACAGAGATGACCATACTTGTTGACGGTACAAATGTAAGCGTCAGCGAATATGGAGTTATAGACAATGATGGGAATATTGGCACCATTAATGTCTCCAGGGTTAGTAACACAGTTGCCCTCAGTGTTACACCAGCCCAAGGGATCACCCCAATAACAGTACGTTATGCACGTATTGGCTTGAAGGCATAGACTAAGGAGATAAAAAATGGCAACAGTAGATAAAAACTTTAAGATTAAAAATGGCCTGGTAGTTGAAGGTACAACAGGTACAATCAATGGTGAGGACATTCTTACTAAAGCGCAAGTAGATATTGATTATATTATTGATCAAGTTGGTGGTTCAGGAACATCAGAAAACACACCAGACACACTAGTACTTCGTGATGAAAATGGAGACTTTGCTGCAGGAGAAATTACAGCAGACTTGGTTGGTAACGTAACAGGTGAAGTTTCAAGTATAGCAAATCATGACACAGGTGATCTTGCAGAAGGTTCAAACCTTTACTACACAGATGATCGTGTTAAAGATGTTCTTACAAATGCTACAACAACCAATATCACTATTGAAGAAATTGGTGGAGTTCTTCACATCAATGCAGAAAATGGCGTAGCTGATTCAACAACTGATAACCTAACAGAAGGTACCACAAACAAGTACTTTACAGATACCCGTGCTCGTCAGGCATTATCTGAGGGTACAGGAATCAACTATGACAGCGCATCTGGAACAATCTCTGCAGATCTTGGAGATTTTGATACAGATGATCTATCTGAGGGTACTTCAAATAAGTACTTCACTGATACTCGTGCTAAGGATGCAGTTTCTGCAGCCCTTGGAACTGGTATTGAGTATGTAGACGGATCATTTGATGTTCAGATTGGTGACGGTCTTAGTTTCGGTGGTGGCATAACTGGTAACGGAATTCAAATTGATCGTACAACTGTAGATGGTTGGTACGATGCTTCTGGTTCAGCACAAGATGTTCAAGATAACCTTGATACACACACCAATGCTTCTTCAGGTGTACATGGTGTAACTGGATCAGTTGTTGGTACATCAGATTTACAGACACTTACAAATAAAACATTTGACGGAACAACATATTTCGGTACTGACAACAACAATTCAGCATATATTCAGGCTGAATCTGATGCTGAAGGAGATCTAACTGTTCATGCAGGTGGAGATTTAACACTATCAACATCTGCTGGAGATATTGTTCTTAATCCAGATGGAGATGCATATATTGGTTCTGCTTCAGCAGGAAACCAGATTGCAACTAACTCATATGTTGACAATGCAGTTTCTGGTCTTGACTGGAAGAATGCAGCACACGTACTTTACGATGACTCAACACCAACTCTTTCTGGTACATCAGCTCTAGTAATTGATGGACACACATTTGGTTCAGCAGAAGATGGTTTGAGAGTTCTTATCACAAACGGTAACGATGCTGGTATTTATGTTTACACCCATGGAGCAACATGGACACTTACTCGTGCAGCCGATGCAGATGTGTATACAGAGCTTCTTGGTGCAGCAATTTATATCGCAGAGGGCACACAGTACGGCGGAACTGCTTGGGTACAAAATAATCCATACCTAACAGACTTTACAGCACAGTCATGGACACAGTTCTCTGGTGCAGGTTCTGTAACAGCAGGAACAGGAATCATCGTAGATGGTCTTGAAGTTTCTGTTGATACTGATACAATCGCTACACGTATCTACGCAGATGGCGCAGTCGGAGATCACTCAGATTACACAAGCAATATTCACGGTGTAACTGGTAACGTTGTAGGAACTTCTGATTCTCAGACACTTACAAACAAGACAATTGACGGTGGAGATAATACTCTTCAAAATATTCCAAACGCTGCCCTTGACAATGACTCAGTTACAATTAATGGTCAGACACTAGCACTTGGATCAAGCCTTACTCTAAAGTCATCTGATATTGGAGAAGACCAAAATCTATACTTCACACAAACTCGTGCTCGTGAGTCACTATCTGCAGGTAATGCAATTAGTTACAACGATGGAACAGGCGTAATTGCAGTAGATGCATCACAACTTGACTCAGACGATATTTCTGAAGGTACAACAAACAAGTACTATACAGATTCTCGTGTTAAGGATGTTTTGACTGGTTCAACACAGACAAATATATCAATTACTGAGGTTGGTGGAGAACTTATCATCACCGCAGAAAACGGTGTTGATGACTCAACTACTGATGATCTTGAAGAGGGTGAAAATAACCACTACTTTACAGATTCACGTGCAAAGTCTGCAGCAGCAGATCTTCTTGTAAACCACTCTACAAAGACAAACATCACAATTACAGGTGATGGTAATGGTCTTACAATTACCGCAGAGAATGGTATAGCAGATTCTGATACTGATGATCTTACAGAGGGTGCAACAAATCTCTACTTCACAAATCAGAGAGCAGTAGATGCTCTTGAAGCAGTTGTTCCAAACTTCACAGCAGTTGAGTTAAACTCAGTTGCTAAGCAGATTGCAGCAACAGTTTCTGCTCCAACAGGTGGATCACAGATTACTGCGTATTCATTTGCTAAGGCAGACTACCGTTCAGCAAAGTTCCTTGTAAAGACCGCATACGGTTCACACACAGAACTTACTGAGGTTCTTATTACACTTGATACATCTGACAACATTGCTATCACAGAGTATGCAATAGTTGGAACAAACGGTTCATCAATGTCTGTAACTGCAGATGTTGATGGTTCAAATGTAAGACTTCGTGTAACACCTGTTAACAATAGCTCAACAGTTACTGTTATCGGAACACTACTAGCATAATCAACTTAAAGGAGAAACCAAGTGGCAACGACAGACAAAGATTTTAAAGTAAAGAATGGGTTAGTCGTTGCCCTTGGTGGATCTTTTGGCGGTACCGTTGAAGTAGGAACACCTACTGAAAATGCACACGCAGCAACAAAAGAATATGTAGACGGAAAGTTTACATCAGTAGTAATACCAACAGAGTCAGAAGCTCCAGAAAACCCAGTTGATGGACAGTTCTACTTTGATAACACCACTCGTCACTTATCTGTCTACTCTACAGAGGCAAATGAGTGGATCATGATTGCTACATTTGAAGATACATATAATCTAAGACAGCATATTCATGATACCGCAATTGATGGCACTGGACTTATTGTTACAGTGTTTCAAGATGCAGGGTTTTATGATGCTATTTTTTCAGCACAGATTGATGGCGGATTATACAATACTGAGGTCTGGGACCAGACTTTTGATGGCGGAACACCAATAGATAATTTTAACTAATTATCTGATATAATACTATAGAACCACTGGAGGAATGTAAATGGCAACAAGAATGCAACAGCGTAGAGGTACCGCTTCACAGTGGATCTCTACAAACTCAGGTAACGGACCTATTCTTGCAGCTGGTGAAATTGGCTTTGAGTCAGATACCAATAAATTTAAGGTTGGAGACGGTGTTAATCACTGGGTAGATCTTACATATTTCACCGACGCTGAGTCAATCACTACAGCCATTAGCAACCTTATTGATGGAGCACCTGCCGCTCTTAATACACTTAATGAGCTTGCAGCAGCCCTTGGAGATGATGCAAACTTCCTAGCTAACCTTGCAACAGAAACTTATGTTGATACAGCAGTTGCTAACTCAACATTTGATGCAGCAAGTGCAGCAGGAGCTGGACTTGATTGGAATGCATCCACAGATCAGTTTGATGTTGATTCCTCTGTTGCCTCAACAAGCTATGTTGATACATCAATTACCACACATTCAAATGACACAACATCAGTACATGGAATTTCAGACACAGCAGCATTAGCAACAAAAGATTATGCAGATGGTGCTGTTGGAACCCATAGCCTAGATACAACATCAGTTCATGGAATTGCAGATACTGCAGATTTAGCAACAAAGGGTTACGCAGATGGCTCAGTTTCAGTACATAATGCAGATACAACTAATGTTCATGGTATTTTAAACACTGCTGATTTAGCAACAAATTCTTATGTAACAACATCTATTTCTACACATAGCGATGATACAACAGGAGTTCATGGAATTTCAGATACAGCAGAACTTGCAACAAAGACATACGCAGATAGTGCAGTTAGCACACACTCATCTGATACAACATCAGTTCATGGAATTTCAGATACAGCAGAGCTAGCCACAAAGACCTATGCAGATTCTGCTGCATCAACTGCAGTTTCTAACCATCAGTCAGATACTACAAGCATCCACGGCATTGCAGATACATCATTGCTTGCAACAACCACAAACGTTTCTGATGCACAATCTGCTGCACAAACTTATGCAGATTCAGCAGTATCAACACACAATTCAGATACAACTTCAGTTCACGGCATTGCAGATACATCAGCGCTGGCTACAAAAACTTATGCAGATAATGCAGCAACAGATGCAGCAGCTACAGTAACCAAGCTTTCTCTTGGCCTAAATAATGTTGATAATACTTCAGATGCTAATAAGCCAATATCAACTGCAACACAAACAGCGCTAGATGATAAATTGTCACTTGCTGGGGGTACAATGACAGGAGCACTTACACTATCAGGTGCACCTTCATCAGATCTACATGCAGTAACCAAGCTTTATGTTGATAACGTAATTGCTGGAATTAATTTCCATGAAGCAGTACATGCAGCATCAGTAAACAATTTAGCAGCAAACTACTCAAATGGAACATCTGGGGTAGGAGCAACTCTTACAGCAGATACAAACCGTGCCTTTAATCAAATTGATGGAGAATCAGTTGTTGTTGGTCAAAGAGTTCTTATCAAGAACCAGACAGATGCAAAGCAAAACGGTATTTATGTATTAACAACAAATGGTTCAGGATCAACTCCATGGGTATTAACTCGTGCAACAGATTCAGACAATAACCCTACTGGAGAAATGAAAAATGGTGACTTTACGTTCGTACAGGCTGGAACAGTAAATGCATCTATTGGATATATCAATAATTCATCAGCAAACCCAATTGTAATTGGTACAGATAACATTACATATGCAGAATTTAATGCTGCAAAGACAGTTGTCGCTGGGAATGGTTTGCAAGAAGCAACACCAGGAATTATATCAATTGATACAGCAGTTACTGCTACAAAAGATTCTGTAGATTTAAAGGCTCCAATTAATGCCCCAACATTTACTGGATTGGTAACAGTTGCAGCATCAGGAGTGGCCTTTACGGACGGTACACAGACAAAAGAAGGTGTTCCATCACGTACACTAATTATTCAAAAAACTTCATCATATACACTTACTGATGTAGCAGAAAGAGATGAGTTGATTGAGATGGGCTCTTCATCTGCAATGACTCTAACAATACCAGCAGATTCTACACTTAACTTCCCAGTTGGAACATCAATAGATGTTCTTCAAACATCAACTGGACAAGTAACAATTGCAGGTGCAGGTGGAGTAACAGTAAATGCAACACCAGGATTAAAGCTAAGAACTCAATGGTCATCTGCAACTCTCTTTAAGAGAGCAGCAAATACATGGGTTGTAATGGGCGATCTATCAGCGTAATGAAATAAGGGGATAAAAAATGGCAACAAGCAAAAAAAGAGGAATCAAGTCTTCTGCTCAGGATAACTTTTTACAGCCAGGAGCAGTTGCCTCAGTAACAGTTTCCGATATTGGAACCAATAGACCTTATTTGCTTACTGCTGCAAACTCGGCAGAGTCTGCATCTAACACTGGAGGAGCGGTAACTGTTTCTATACCAGCAGACCCAGAACGCACAAGTGGATACTTTATCTCAACAACTCCAACAACATACACGGCTAATGTTCCATCATGGGGTGGACCTGGAGGAACTTATACATTCCAAGGCCTTGCTTCTGGTGTATCTTATACATTTACTGTTGCACCATATAATGCTGCTGGCACTGGACCAACAACAACATCATCTTCTGTAACTGTTACCACTGTTCCAGCACAAATGGATGCCCCAGTACCAACTGCTGGAGTCAATCAAAACTCTATTGCATTTACAGAACCAGCAACTGGTGGAAAAGCTATCACTCTTTATACAGTAAATGGCAGCGATGGAACATCTGGAACAGGTGCAACATCTCCTATTGTGATTGCAGATACAGCAGGTACAGCTCAAACATATACAGTCAGAGCCACTAATGCTAACGGAACAAGCATTGTTTCTTCAGCATCAGGATCTATTACAACCCTAGCACCATTCTTTCCACCATTCTTTCCTCCGTTCTTCCCATTCTTTCCACCATTTTTCCCTCCATTTTTCCCGTTCTTCCCACCATTCTTCCCACCGTTTTTCCCTCCTTTCTTCCCGCCGTTCTTTCCATTCTTCCCACCATTCTTCCCTCCTTTCTTCCCGCCTTTCTTCCCGCCATTCTTCCCGCCATTCTTCCCAAGCTTTGCGGTTTGTAGACCAGCATGTATGGCACCAGCAAGTTGCGCTGGCGGTATGTGTGTTATCTAATAAGACATCTTCTTAATATGCTATACTATTCTTGTGAATAGAAAAAATAACATGGTTAATAATAAGTATGCGCTTGCAGTTGAAATAGAAGATGGTATATTTGAGATCTTTGAGGTACTCTATTTTGAAAAAGATACAGAATTAGATATAAGATATAAAAATGCTATATCAAAAGGTGCTATTGCCATTCATACGCAAATTCATAGTGGGATAAAGATTGGTGCTATTTTTGATGGAAATAATATTATATCCGAAAACTTAGAAGACTCAGCTAGTTTTGATGAAGATCATAATATTTATTTTTTGCTATCCGATAATAAAATTTTTGGAGTAATTGCAAATCCAAAATCTGAATCATATGATCAAAAATATAAAGCTGCCTTTGAAAACAAAGTAATCGTAATAGATATTTCTTTAGAAAAAAATATTGGTTTTGGTGACTTATGGGATGGACAAAAAATAATAAAAGCTGTATAATGTTTAAATAATGGGGGAAATATGTCAAAATGGAATGAATGGAAGCAAAGCTTAGGTGATTCAAGACCTTGGCATTTATTAGATCCAGATAGGATTATTAAAGACGAATCAATTATTAAAGCTAGGCTGGATTTATGTGTAGGATGTGAGTTTTTCTTACCAACAAAACAATGCAGTAAATGCCTATGCTATATGCCATCAAAAACAACTTTATCTAATGCAGAATGTCCAATTGGAAAATGGGGCAAAGAAGATTAAAAGCAATAATCCAAAAATAATTTTTTGGTCTGAAGATATAGATGCAGAATATCCAAAAATTGAGCCAGCATCTATTCGTAGAGACTGGATGGACAAAACATACAATAAACTAGCATATAAGTGTACCCCGCTAATAGATGCGATGTCAAATGGTTGGGAAATAAAGCTTCCACAAGATGTTGTTATAAGTTGGGACGGAGTGTCTGAAGGTATAGAAGGAGAGAACGCAAGCCATGTTTCTGTTCTGTCTGGAGAATTTTACAATGGCATAAAGATTGCATCTACAGATACAGGGGTAGGTGCTATTACGTTTGTTTTTGGATTAGTTGCAGAAACAGACGATGAACACTTTTTAACTATCTCTGGTCCACCTAATTATATTTTTAAAGATGCTCAACCATTAACTGGACTATTAAGGTCTAATCGTTTTATAGATCATCCACTACAAGTAACATGGAAAATAAATAGTCCAAACAAAGAAATAACTTTTCCAAAAGGAATGCCAATATGCTTTATATCAATACATAAAAAAAATACCACAGAGATTACAGATGTAGAAATAAAGTATGCAAATAAAGAAAAAAGTGAACGTTTTAGAAAATATACAGAAATGAGATCACAGCACTTTGAAGATTATGGTCCATATAATTGGCCACAATTTTATAAAAAAGGTATAGATGAGAATGGAAATAAAGTTTATGAATCAATAAAAAAAATAGTTTTAAAGCCAATTCAGTATATAAAAGATAATACAGAAAATGATTAATTTAGAAAAAAATATATTTTTAATTAAAGATTTTTTAAGTAAAGATGAACTATACGGCATTGTTTCTAATACATGGATTGATTGGCAAATAGAAATAAAAAATAAAGTATCTAAAATATTTAATGATAAGTATAGTGTTGAAGGTCTTGGAAATATAAAAACATTAAAAGTTGGAGAATATACAGAGCCTCATTCAGATCAACATAAAATGGGCTGTGATTGCGGATGGTGTATTGATAATCCAGACAAATATTTTTTTTACGGAATAGTTATATATCTCAACAATGATTATACTGGTGGTGAAATAAAGTATACACAAAAAAATATAATACACAAACCAATAGAAGGAAGTTTAATATGTCACCCAGCATCAAAAGATTATGAGCACGAGGTACTTAAGATAAAATCTGGTGAAAGAAAATATCTTAGCTTCTTTTTATCATCAAGCAGGTTTGTGATATAATTATAAATAGTACAATTTGGGGGAAATTATGTATAGTGAAGAAGATAATCCATGGTTTACTAAAGATAGATCAGAATCTTTGTCAACCAGATTTCCAAGAACTTTAAATAATATTAACATTTCTAATCCAGCCCTAGGATTAAATATTTATGAAAGTGCTATCAGTAAAGAAGATGTCGTCTGGGTTATAAATACACTTGAAGAAACTTTATCTAAAAGCTCCGTATATGGTTGGAGCGAAGCAATGGTTACAACCTCAGATAAACCAGTAAAAGCTGCAAGAAACTGCTATGACTTTAAGTTTAATGATAAGACTTTAGGACCAAAGACTGAAAAAAATTCTGAACTTTTTAATATTTATGAGAAAATGTATAACATTGTAAAAATGTGTGTTGATGATTATGCTAATTATTGGGGAATAAATGTTTGCTATTATGAAGCATTTAATTTTGTAAAATATGAGGGGCAGGGGCAAGAATTTAAAATTCATTCTGATCATGGTCCACACTACAATACAACAGTTTCTATAGTAGTTTACCTAAATGATGATTATGAAGGTGGAGAAATACAATTTCCAAGGCTTGACAATCTAACCTATGCTCCAAAAATAGGAGATATTGCAGTTTTTCCATCTAATTATATTTATGAGCATGCATCACTTCCAATGAAAAGTGGAACAAAGTATTGTATAGTTATTATGTCTGACATAAATCTTTTAGGTCATCAATCAAATTAAAATAAAAGGAGAAAAGTATGAATATAAATAATACAGGCATTACGTGGAGCGGATGCGAAGAAATAGCTCCAGGAATTTTAGTTTACCATGATGTTCTTCCAAAAGAGCTAGATATTATTAATAGACTAGAGTCAGTTTTAAGTAAAGAAACCTCAAACTACTATAACTGGCAAGAAGCATATGTTGGATATAGACAAAGAATGCCAGAATATAGAGACTGTGTAGATTTTAAGTTTAAAAAGACAGACATACAACACGATCCATCAGAGCATTCTAAAAAGCTACAGCAAATATGGCAAGACTGTTATGATAGGCAAAGTCTTGCAGTTGAAGATTACTGTAAACGCTTCAACATACATAATCTAAGATACTGGGAAGCTTTCAATTTTATTAAGTATGAGCCAGGTCATCATTTTATGGAGCATCATGACCATGGGTTTTCTTATAACTGTACCGTCTCATTAGTGGCATATCTTAATGATGATTTTGAAGGTGGAGAGCTGTTCTTTAGATTGCAGGGTATTAACTATGTGCCAAAAGCTGGAGATGTTGTTTTATTTCCATCAAACTATATGTATCCACATCAAGCAAAGGTCGTCCACTCTGGAACTAAGTACTCACTGGTTACAATGCTTGACTATAGCGATAAGTTTCATAAGCCAGAATTTTATGAAGAGACAGGATCTTAATGTCAATAGTAAAATGTTATAAGCTCAATCATAAAGCACTTGACATATCTCCAATGAGTATTAAGAGAGACTGGATGGATGAAACTCCACAGGGTCATGCATATAGATGTCATCCAGTTACCTCAGCAAATGTTATTGGTTGGTATATATCTTGTCCAGTTGACATTACTTTTATTTGGAACGGTATTAATGATACAACACCAGATACTGTAAAAATATTACAGGGACAAGAGTATGTGTATACTGGCAGAGGGCAATCAACAGTTAGCTTTAATACAGGGTTTATTTTAAGAACAGAGCAAAAAATGAGTGTTCTCACAATAAATCCACAAAACTATTTTAATCCAGATCTTGAAGTTATGTCTTCTCTTATTTCTACTTCTTTTCTAGATTCTGATTTTCCCTTAGCTGTCAAATGTATAACGCCAAACAAAGAAATTACAATAAAGGCTAATACTCCAATAGCAACAATAATACCAATTTCTATCACATCATTAAAAGATGAGTCTATTGAAATTTTAAATTTTGAGAACATGCAAGAGCGTAACATACAGATGCAAGCATATGGAGATGCAGCACAAGAAGTAAATAAAGCAGGACAGTGGACTGACTGGTATCGTAATGCAGTAAACGAAAAGGGAGAGTCTGTTGGTTCACATGAGGTTAAAAATTTAAAGCTAACAGTGATTGATAATACAAAATGAAAATAATAGAGTTTATTAGTAATAGATATTGGTTAAAGTCAGATAGCGAGTCAAGGCCTCAACCTATATCAAAACTGATTCCGTCTTGGTATAGACAGGCAGATAGGTTTGCCAAGATGCCAAACGGTGATTATTGGGTTGGTCCAGATGCTGGAAAGATACCAACATGGAAAGCATGCCCAGCACTTTTGGATATAATGACAACAGGATATAGCCTTGTAACTCCTTGCGATATAACATTTTCAATAGATGATATTGGAAATATCTCTGCAAAAGTCAGCAATCCTCTTTATGAAGATTTTGTTACAAGAAGAGATCCAATGCCACAGTTTGAGCACCCACACGGATACTATAAGTATCACTTTGCTTGGTTTCCAGAGTGGGCAATAAAGGTTCCTGATGGATATAGCGTATTGTATGCTTCACCATTCAATAGATACGATCTTCCATTTATGACAGTTTCTGGCATCATAGATAATGATAAAGTAAATCTTCCTGGGTCTATGCCATTTTTTGTAAAAGAGGGATGGACTGGAGTGCTTCCAGCTGGAACTCCCTATGCTCAAATGCTTCCTTTTTTAAGAGAAGATTGGAAATCAGAAGCAGTCATTCCAGGAATTAATGATATAATTATTAGTAATACACAAAATAGTAAAAAATATCGTGTTCCAAATGGTGGTGTATACAAAAATAGTGTTTGGGCCAGAAGGTCTTACGAGTAGAAAGTGGTATAATAAAAATATGATAGAAGAAATTCAAAACCGCAATATGGTTAAGTACGAATCAATAACGCCACCTGGATTTTTTGGCTCATCACCAGATAATATTCAAGCAAGAGAAAATTTTATGACAAAGGAAGAGCATGAGTTTTTGCTAGATGCTGCAAAAAGAATAACAATCTGGGATGTAACAGAAACTCATTATAATGAAGATGGCGTTGTAACTTATGATTCTGACTACTGGAAAGATAGAGTTGCAACAGCAAACACTTTAGATAAATTAGATCCACAAATATCTATTGTTATTTCTAATATGGTTCAGCGTTTTAAAAAAGATGTAGATGCATATTTTGAAGTTGATGCCAAAGAAACAAGTCCAGCAATTGTAAGATGGCTTCCAGGTCAGCTTCAGATGCCACATGCTGATAAGCAGTTGCCAAGCGGTGAGCCAAACGATTTTCCGTGGTTTGACCTCGCTGGCTTGTTTTATCTTAACGATGATTATGAAGGTGGAGAACTATATTTTCCAAACCAGGGTATAGAGTTTAAGCCAAAGCCTGGAGCAGCATACTTTTTCCCAGGGGACTTAAACTATGTTCACGGTGTAAGAGAGATCACTAGTGGTATCAGATATGTTATACCATTCTTTTGGACAATTCAAAAGCATACAGGAAGTAGACAACCATAATGATAAATAATGGCAATTCTTTAACTCTTGAGTCAGAAGAGATATATCCAAACATCATTGTTTATAAAAATCTTTTTACTGACATAGATAAGATATACAAAACATTAAAAGATTCTACAAATAATGATGAAGATAGATTTTTTTCCAAATGGACAAGGTGGTCAAATTTTGGAGAATATTTAAATCCAGTTATTGATACATATTCTCGTGATGATAAATATGGAAATATTGAAAAAGTTGATGCTATAACCGAAAAACAAAAAAATGAAAAAGACGTATTATTTCAAATGTATAAAAACTTTTATTTAGTAGTAGAAGATTATGCAAAAAACCATAACGTACCTTTAGACTTTAATGAATTGTACATTGATTCAGACGGAAATAAAATGAACGCATGGAGATACAATGGACCAACTATATGCAAATACGATATAAGCTCAGAAGATAATAAATTTGGAATGATGTATCATTCAGATTATGTAAGAGAGCAACAAGAAGAACGAGGATATAAGTTTGCAATAACAGCATTAGTATACTTTAATGATGACTATGAAGGTGGAGAGATTGACTTTTTAGTTAATGATAAATTTATAAAATACAAGCCAAAGGCTGGGGACTACTTAGTTTTTCCATCTGGACATCCAGAAATACTTACAGAAGAAGGTAGGGTATACTTACATGGAGTCATGCCAAGCTATGGAGAAAATAAATATTTTTCAAGAATGTATGTTGAAAAATACTACCCTGGCTCAGATTATTGGTTAGAAAAAGAAAAAGAGTATGGCAAGGATAAATGGGCGGAAATGCAGGAAGATCTAAGACAAAAGTTTAGGGATGCAAATCCACCTAAAGCACATCTAAAAGAGGGAATAGTGAGATTAAAATGAACTTAAACAATAAAAAAAGACTAACGGAAGACATAGTACTTTATGAAAACTTCCTAACTGATGAAGAGTCTGCAAAAATAATTAAAGTTTTAGATAAGCAGGCAGAGTCTGAAAAAATTTTATGGACACCAATATCTTTTTATGAGTCATATTCTTCAATACTTCCAAAAGATGGAGATCAAGAAATTGAGGATTTTGATTTGCCAACAGATATATTTTCTCAAATTAAAAAGGGAATTATTGATGGAGTTGCATCAATTCATGATCTAGATCCAAAAACTATTGTTGAAATTGGATACCATACTCAAAAGTGGGAGCCTGGAGCATATGCAAGACTACATTCAGACAACACAGACGAGCATGGAAATACTGGACCATTTGAAAGAAGTAGATATGCAGCTTTTGTTTATTTAAATGAAGACTTTGAAGGTGGTTTGTTAAAGTTTCCAAGTCATGACATTTCGGTAGAACCAAAAGTAGGAATGCTTGCTGTTTTTGCTGGGGGCCATGCAAATATGCATGAAGTGACAATGATTACTAAGGGTGTTAGATATACACTTGGTTCTTTTTGGGATGATAGAGAAGAATCTGCATATCCACAAGAAACAAGAGATGCCTGGGCTGAAGAAATGAAAAAAATTAGAGAAGCACAAAAAGTAGAAAAAGAAGAGTGGCAAAATCTTATTAAAGAAGGTTATAAGCTTGATATGGATGGCAATAAATATAAAGTAGAAGAGTTATAGTTGTGGCTGCTTTTTTAAAAAAAGAACTAGAAGCAAATAACTTTGTTGTTAAAAATATAACAGAAGATGTTCTGCTAATAGAAAATTTTTTATTAAAAGAAGAATTACAAGAAATGTTTGATATTATAAATAATACGCCAGAAGAAGATTGGTATATTGAATATCACTCAAACTTAAAAAGATTTTGTATGGAAAAGTTTGGCAGAGATGATGTTGATAACTTGGTCGCTGAGGGAAAGTTTGAAATAACCCAAAACTGGAGTGATAAAAATCTTAATATATCAAGTGAAGATGTGTTTCTTCCAATTTACAAAAGATTAAGTAAAGTTGTATCTGACTCTGATAGTACTCTTGAATTGAGTGGTTTTGCAACAATTCAAAGAATGCAAGATGGAGTTGAATTAAAATCACATACAGACCAGCATACAGATCCATCAATACAGCATGCTGCAATTTTATATCTCAATGATGACTATGTGGATGGAGAATTATTTTTTGAAAATGCCAACATAGAGATAAAACCAAAGCCTGGATCACTGCTTTTATTTCCAGGTAACGATGAATATAGACATGGTGTAAGACACGTAGGTAAGGGTCCAATTAGGTATGTCCTTGTTGGATTTATTAAAACTACTAACTTTTATGAAAACAACAAATACTGAGGAGATCAAATGAAAAAAGAAATATTGCATGAAAAGGTATACTATTACGAAGATGGTGTTAAAAACTTTGATCAGCTCATGAAAACAATTGATGAGCTAGACGAGCTTAATGGTCATCAGCCATGGGAAAATTGGACAGCATCAAACGATAAAGATTTTATTTACGGACAAACAAAAGCTTTTGATAGCAATAAAATTAAAGATCTAGAAGAGCCATACAAAACAAAGATGTCCTATATTTTTGACACTATTATGGAATCATTCTATGATGTTTCTAAAGATTATGCCACTTCAATAGGTGATAATGATGAGCCAAGACTATTTCCAGTATTCAATATAAAGAAGTATAGGTCTGGAATTGGAATGGGGGCACACTTTGATCAGCTAGATGGTGATCAGACTCTTAGATACTCTTTGGTTATGTATCTTAATGATGATTTTGAGGGTGGTGAAATTTCATTTACCTTGTCTGAGTATACAGATATTGGAACTTTCCCTTCTCCAGATCTTGACTATGATATTGCAGTAGCAAACAAAGAAATAGACTTTGGACTTAAGCCTAAAGCTGGAAGCATTATAATATTTCCATCATCAGCTCCATATCATCATACTGCCCACATTGTAAAAACGGGATTTAAGTATATGGTTCCAGGACACTGGATTCATAATAATATGGAACTGCATAAAGGCTCTATGTAGCATAAATGAAAACAGCAATAGTTACAGGTGCTAGTAAAGGGGTGGGGCTAGCAACAGTTAAGCGCCTTTCAGAAAATGGCTATAGGGTTGTTGCTGTTTCAAGAGATTTATCTAAAGTTTCTCAACTAATATCAGATAATGTTGAGGTTTATGAGCTAGATGTTACAGATTCATTAGCAATAGAAATGTTTGCTGAAAAATACAAAGACATAACTTTGGACCTATTAGTAAATAATGCTGGTGGAGGTTCATCCCCTACATATATTATTAATGAAACACCAGAGAATTTTAGAAGAGCATATGATATAAATGTCACTGGCCCAATGTATCTGTCTCAACTTTTTGTCCCATGTATGGAAAGGTCAGAGTCTCCGACAATTATTTTTATTACTTCTTTTGGAGGAAAAATACCATATCGTGGAGGTGGCAATTATACAAATGCCAAGAGGGGTGAAAGAGGACTTATTGATACAATGAGATTAGAGTTTCCTCAGTATGGTATTAAAATAACAGAAATATGTCCTGCGACCATTGATACTCAAGAACAAAAGAGAGAACAAGCATTAACTGCAGATGATTTAGCAGAATCAATTTATTGGGTTGGATCATTACCAAAACATGTAAATATAAATCAAATTGAAATTTGTCACATCAATAGTACCAAATTTTGAGACAGAACTTATTTAATTAAAAAGTACTAACCTTCAACTAAACATTCATACATCTTTATTGAGCGTAACTTTCTTTCTAAATTTATGATATACTTAACACTACTTTGCAAATAGCAAAGCTCTCATCAATTTTACTTTGAAAGGTATATAAATGTCAGAAAGTGTATTCTCATTCCGTCTATCAGAGGACTTTGTAAATAAGTACTCTACTGTCCCTGCACCATTTGGATTCTCAGATGCAGGATCTAACTCATTAGGAGAGATTACGTTCATTCGTACTTATTCCCGTGTAAAAGAGGACGGCACAAAGGAACGCTGGCATGAAGTCTGCCGTCGTGTAATTGAGGGTATGTACTCAGTACAGAAGAACCATGCTAAGGATAACCGTCTACCATGGAATGATAATAAGGCACAGAAGTCTGCTCAAGAGGCATTCCAAAGAATGTTTGAATTGAAGTGGACACCACCAGGAAGAGGCCTATGGGCATTTGGTACTCCAATGACTATGGAGAAGCGTAACTCTGCTTCCCTTCAAAATTGTGCAATGGTGTCTACTCGTGATATTGATCGCAATGATCCAGGAGCCCTATTTGCCTGGGTTATGGATGCATTGATGCTGGGTATTGGAGTAGGATTTGATACTCTTGGACAAGATAAGCAGATGTCTATTTATGCACCAACAGAGCCAGTATCTATTTATGAAATTCCTGATACTCGTGAAGGATGGGTTGAATCAGTTCGTCTTTTGATCAACTCATTCCTACGCCAGAATCAATCAATTCAAGAATTTAGCTATGACCTTATCCGTCCTCTAGGAGCCCCTATTAAGGGCTTTGGAGGCGTTGCAAGCGGTCCACAGCCACTTATTGATCTCCATACACGGATTAGAAATGTAATTGGTTCTAGAGCAGGAGAGCATTTAGATAGCCGTGCTATTGTAGACATTGTAAATCTTATTGGTACATGCGTTGTTTCTGGAAATGTTCGTCGTTCTGCTACCCTTGCACTTGGTACACCAAATGATGAAGGATTTATTAATCTGAAGAATCCAGAAGTATTTCCAGAAAGAAATTCATATGATCCAGAAAAGCCAGGCTGGGCATGGATGTCAAATAACTCAATCGCAGCAGAAGTTGGAACCAAGTATGAAGATTATGTAGATTTAATTGCAGATAACGGAGAGCCAGGTTTTATCTGGCTTGATGTTGCTCGTAATTATGGCCGTCTTGCAGATGCTCCTGACTATAAGGACACTCGCATTATGGGCTTCAATCCTTGTGCGGAGCAGCCATTGGAGTCATACGAACTTTGTACACTTGTAGAAGTGCACTTGAACCGTCATGAATCCAAGGAGGACTTCCTCAAGACATTGAAGTTTGCTTACCTTTATGGAAAGACTGTAACTTTGATGCCAACACATTGGCAACAGACAAACGGTATTATGCAAAGAAACCGTCGTATTGGTACATCTTTGACAGGTATTGCTGCATTTGCTGATGAGCATGGTCTTCCAACAACACGTGAGTGGATGGACGAAGGTTATAATACAATTCGTAAGCATGATCATCGTTATTCAGAATGGCTATGTGTTCGTGAATCAGTTCGTGTAACAACAGTTAAGCCATCAGGATCTGTTTCGCTCCTTTCTGGTGCTACCCCTGGAGTTCACTGGGGACCTGGTGGAGAATTCTATCTTCGTGCTATTCGTTTTGGTAATCAAGATCCAATGCTTCATCTTTTCAAAGCAGCGGGGTATAAGATTGAAGATGATCTAGTATCAGCAAATACCTCAGTAGTATACTTCCCAGTGGCATCAGGACACAAGCGTTCTGAGAAGCAGGTAAGTTTGTTTGAAAAGATTGGTCTTGCAGCAACTGCTCAGAAGTACTGGTCAGATAATGGTGTTTCTGTAACCCTGTCATTTGATAAGGAGGAAGAGAAGAAGTTTGTTGCTCCAGCACTAAATATGTATGAGGGGCAGCTTAAGGCAGTTTCATTCCTTCCAATGGGAAATAAGACATATCCTCAGCAACCATATACTGAAATCACAAGAGAAGAATATAATGCATACGTTGGTAAGATTGGTAAGATTGACTGGTCTGCCATCTATGATGGTGTAGAAAATCTTGAGGCTGCAGGTGAGGCATATTGCTCAACAGACGCATGTGAGATTAAATTCTACTAATGGTTATGTGTAGTTCACTTTAACATCATTGTGGTATACTTATGGTTATGAGTAAATCAAATAATCCACTAATTAATCCAAGAACTGGTCTGCCAATCATTGGAAATGTCCGTAAAAAGGTAATTGAAAAGAACTATGACTGGGGCCTTTATGTTTATAAAAAGGCTTCTGGAAGATGGTTTACAGATGGAGAAGGATCTGTTTTGAATATTCCATCTATGCGTGGTGATATTGCAAAGATTACTGAGCTAAAGAATGCAGCAAGACATTATGGAGATCCTGGAGATGGTGAAGCAGTATTTGTTCCTGGACTAACTAGAATTAGTGAAGAAGAGCATTCAGAGCAGCTTGATCGTATGGTTAATGGTTTGATTCCATCAATGAATGATTTGGGTGCATGGCATGCAGCACAACAGACTCTTAAAACTCACGGGAAAGAAGCATTTGATGAGTAAAGATCAAGACTACACATATATTTCTGCAAGTCTAAATACACAAGACGAAAAAGATAATCCATTTAAGGATCAAGACCCATTCAATAAGTCTTGGGACGTTTTAAAAGATTATTCTGGATTAGATCAAAACTTTCGCAGAAGAACTGCAAGAAATATTGGAAAGGCTGTAGATGTAAATAGTCAAGCATATCTTGATTCAGCTAATGCAAATTCTGTAGGATCAGATGCGGGATCAAAGGCAATCAACCCTGGAACTGTATATCGTAATGGTTATGGAATCTATGATGTAATTACTCCACCATACAATTTATATGAACTTGCAAACTTTTATGACACATCATTTGCTAACCATGCTGCTATTGATGCCAAGGTAGCAAATATTGTTGGACTTGGTTATTCATTTGAGGTAACTGATCGTACAATGATGACTCTTGAAAATAAAGAAGATGAGGCAGCCGTTGCACGTGCTCGTAAGCGTATTGAGAGAATGAAACTTGAAATGCGTGATTGGCTAGAAAACCTTAATGATGATGATTCTTTCACTAAGACAATGGAAAAAGTTTATACAGATGTTGAGTCTACTGGAAATGGATATATTGAAGTAGGTCGCACTGTTAATGGAGACATTGGATATATTGGTCACATACCATCAACCACTGTTCGTGTTCGTCGTTTGCGTGATGGATATATGCAAATTATTGGACAAAAGATTGTTTACTTTAGAAACTTTGGTGCAAAGAATGCTAATCCAGTAACATCAGATCCACGTCCAAATGAGATTATTCATATTAAAGAATATTCTCCACTAAATACATATTATGGTATTCCTGATATTATCGCAGCACTTCCATCACTTCTTGGTGATCAGCTTGCTTCACAATATAACATTGATTATTTTGAAAACAAGGCTGTTCCAAGATATGTTGTAACGCTAAAAGGTGCAAAACTATCTGGAGAAGCAGAAGACAAGATGTTCCGTTTCTTACAGACTGGTTTAAAGGCGCAGTCACATAGAACACTTTACATACCACTTCCTGGAGATACTGATCAAAATAAAGTTGATTTCAAAATGGAACCAATTGAGAATGGTATTCAAGATGGATCATTTAAAGAATATCGTAAGCAAAATCGTGATGATATTCTTGTTGCTCATCAGGTTCCAATTTCAAAACTTGGCGGTACTGATTCAGCAGCAATCGCAGCATCCATAGCACAAGATAGAACATTCAAAGAGCAGGTTTCTCGTCCAGCACAAGGACATCTAAATAAAGTCATTAGCAAAATTATCAAAGAGAAAACAGATATTCTTGAACTTAGGTTTAATGAACTTACACTAACTGACGAAATTACACAGTCACAAATTCTTGAAAGATATGTAAAGACTCAGGTAATGATGCCAAACGAAGCTCGTGAAGCTATTGGTCTTCCTCAACATCCAGACGGAGATGCTCCATTTATTATGTCAGCAAGACAGGCAACAGACGCTGCAGCAAATCTTGCTGGTAATAGATCAAGGGATGCAGAAAGAGCAAATAACCAATCTGATGGTCCTGCAACTATCTCTGGGCGTAATGCACAGGGCGAAGGTAGATCGTCTCAATAATTAAGAAAAGTTATAAAAGGTTTGGTATAATAGAAACGCTATGAATATAAATAAAGCTCACTGGACCACTGAAGGTGATAAAGTTCGCCTATCAATGCCTCTTACAAAGGTTGATGAAGGCCGTCGCATGGTCTCTGGTTTTGCATCTCTAGACAATCTAGATAAGCAAGATGACATTGTAACAACAGAAGCATCTATGGCAGCATTTGCTAAGTTCCGTGGTAACATAAGAGAAATGCATCAGCCATCAGCAGTAGGCAAGATGGTTTCATTCAAAGAAGAAAAGTACTTTGATCCAGAATCAAAGAAGTTCTATAAGGGTGTTTTTGTTTCAGCATATATTTCTAAGGGTGCACAAGATGCATGGGAAAAGGTTCTAGACGGAACCTACACTGGTTTTTCAATTGGCGGAAGAATGAATAAGTGGGATGATGCCTACGATGAGAATTTGGAAAAGTCAATTAGAGTTATTAAAGAATATGATTTGATAGAGTTGAGTCTTGTTGATTCCCCTGCAAATCAGTTTGCAAATATTATGTCAGTTGAAAAAGTTGACGGTGTAAATACAATCACAGGATCATCAGCAGATACTGTTGTTGAAAACGTATTCTGGGATGCAGAGTCTGGCCTTGTTACAGTATCTGAAAATGAAACAGAGCTTAGCCCAGTATCTGGTGAAGAGATGAAGAATATTGGATTTGTTGAAAAAAATGATTCAGAAAAAACCACAATGATAAAGTTCTTAGTTGATAGTGCAAAAGGCATTAGAACAATTAAGATAGCAAAGGAGGATAATCCTATGACAGAAAATACAGATGTAGTTGCAGAAGCAACTCCAGAAGTTGAAAAAGTTGAGGTTGCTCCAGAGGCTCCAGCAGAGATTGTAGCAGAAACACCAGAGGTTACAGCAGAGGCTGTTACTGAAAAGTCAGATGTTGCAGTTGAAGAGGTTAGTGCTCCTTCTATTGAAGAAGTAACAGAGAAGGCTGATGAAGCAATCGTTGAGGTTGCAACAGCAACAGCAGAAGTTGCAAAAGCAGTTTCTGATATTCAGAACTCTGTAACTAATGCCTTGAGCGATCTAGCAGCAACAGTAAAGGCTATGCAGTCAAATGTTGATGCAATTACAAAGTCTCTTGAGTCCGTAACCGCTGAGGTTAAGGAAGTTAAGGGCAGCTTTAATGAGTTTGGAAAGACAGTTGATGCCGTAGTTGCAGAAACAGCTTTCCGCAAGTCTGGCGATCTCGGCGAGATTGTACAGGAATCACCAAAAGTGATTCAGAAATCCCTATGGGGCGGACGTTTCCTCACAAATTCCGACCTATTTAACTAAAACAAAATCACTAGGAGGTGAACAATATGTCAGAACAAAATAACACAGATCTTGAAAAGTCTTTTAATCATCCAACAGGTGATGGCGTTGCAGTTTCAGGCGGCATCGGAGGTGCAGTAGCACAAGGACCTAATGGAAATCTAAATCCAGCAGCTTCGCTTGGTAACATTGCTACAGCTAACTACGGAGACTTTTCTGGACCAAACGCAGTAAATCCAACTGGTACACCAGGTGGTATTCTAGCACCAGAGCAGGCTCGTCGTTTTATTGATTACGTATGGGATGCAACTGTACTAGCCAAGGATGGCCGTAGAGTTACAATGAGAGCTAACACAATGGAACTTGAGAAGGTTAACGTTGGAGAGCGTGTCATTCGTGCAGCAGCACAGGCACAGCCTACATTTGAAAATGCAGGTGCAACATTCTCTAAGGTTGAGCTTACAACCAAGAAGATTCGTCTTGACTGGGAAGTTTCAACAGAAGCTCTTGAAGACAATATTGAAGGCGCAGCACTTGAAGATCATCTAGTTCGCTTGATGACCAATGCTTTCGCTAACGACATTGAAGACCTCGCTATTAATGGCGATGGTGGATCAGATGACTTCCTTGGAATCATGGAAGGCTTTGTCCACAAGGTTACAGATGGTTCAGATGCACACGAGGCAATCGTAACAGTTGCTAACAATGCATGGACACCAGAAGTTATGCAGGACATCATTCTTGCAATGCCACGCAAGTACCGTGCTATCAAGTCTAACTTGAAGTTCTATGCAGGTACAGATGCATTCCAGGGAATCGTTAAGAATAACGGTACTCTTGCAGATGCAATTGCAGAAGCATTCGCACCACGTAATGGTGGAACAGAGGCAAACCGTCAGGCATACCTTGATGGTGCAGCACAGACATTCGGTGGAGCACGTACAACACGTGTTCTCGGTGTTGATGTTCAGGAAGTTCCATACTACCCAGCAGGATATGTAGACCTTACATTCCCAGCAAACCGTGTATGGGGATTCCAGCGTGATATCACTGTAAACCGTACATACCAGCCAAAGAAGGACACAATTGAATACACAGTATTCGTCCGTTTTGGTCTTCAGTGGGAAGAGCTTGATGCAGTCGCTTACGCAGACGCAGCATCAGATTCATAATCTCTGATTATAAAGACGAGGAGGGCGGAGAATATCTGCCCTCCTTTGTCATATTCTGATATAATAGCAGTGGAGGTCATAATGTCATTAATAGATGAACTAAATAAAAAGACTGTGTTTGAACTAAGATCATATGCAAAGAAAAATAATATTGACCTATATGGGGTAAGTACAAAGGGCGAAATTTTAGAAGTAATTTTTAGTTTTATACCAAAAGAAAAAGAAGAATTAGTTGTTAAACCAAAGGCACCACAAGAAAAGGTTGCAGTATATTCACTTCGCAATCTTAATTGGAATGGTGTGGGAGCATTAACTAAAGGTTATAATATAGTCACTGCAGAGGATGCTGAAAAATGGATTACTAATAAATCTGTTCGTCCAGCTACCCCAGAAGAAGTGAAGAGAGCATACGGTAAATAATGGAAGTTTTAAGAATACCACCATATCCTATTTTTGCCACCTATGAAGTGCCACAGTCAGACACCTTGCACATTGTAGAGATTAAAGACAAAGATAGAAATGATATCCTTGGAGAGTATGAGATAGAGTCTAATGCTAGTTCCAAGGTTATAATAGAGCTGGCTGGAGAATTTTCCCAGTATGATGATAGTTACTCATTAGTTATTTATGAAGAAGTCAAAGACCAAGATAGGATAGTAGTAGAAGATAATCTTGAGATCAAGAGACCATATGTTAATCCTAATAAGCTTGGGACTACAGCATCAGAAATAGCAGAGTATGCACAGTATGAAAGAATTGCAAGAGCAATCATTGATTCAATCACTGGCGGATTTTACTATAAGGTTGATTGGTTTGATCAGTCTGGACAAGGAACTGATTACCTTCCTATTTGGGAAAAGGTATACAAAATTTTAAAGGCATATGAAAACTCATCTTTAGTATATGATTCAAGCGAAGATCCATCTTATATTGGAGAATGGTCATATGCACTTACAAAAGATAAAACAGCAATTGTTAAAACATCTTCAACCGAAGGATTAATTAATAATAGATCTGAGCAAAAGGGTCTTAATCTTCCTGTTGCACCATCTGACTCATTTAACGTTTATGATACAGACTACAGCGAGAATGCCTACACCTTTTCAACTGGAGCAGCATTCCCAGAAGGATGGGACTATCTATTCTTGCTTGAAACAGGATACAAAGTTGTTCCACACGATATTTATGAAGCAGCACTTATGCTTATTGAAGATGTTAAGTGTGGAAAAATAGACTATTACAAGAGATATGTAACCTCATATAATACAGAACAGTTTAAGATTCAATTTGATAAGACAGTTTTAGATGGTACTGGAAATATGCTAGTTGATAAAATACTTGATAAGTATAAGAGAAGCATTACTAGAATTGGTATTCTTTAATGCAATGCGAAGCAACAGACTTTACCTTCCCAATGCTTGCAGACATCTATTATCCAATAGTTGATCAGGGTGCTTACGGCAACCTAAAAAAGCAATGGGTCCTTGATAGATCAATAGCATGTAACTTTGCACCAACAGGACAAGCTGCTTCAGAAGAAGTTAAGCCAAATGTTAATATAAGTAAAGAAAATATATTGCTTGGAAGAACAAAGACTGACCTTAGAGTTTCTGCAAGCAACTCAAGAAACTCAATCACAAATGTTATAGTTACTAACATTAGAACAAAGCAACAGAACAACATATATATGGAAACTTCTGGCCCAAGAGATGGAAAATCTACTATTTATGAAATAGCATCAAGTGAAGCTATAGTCGGTCCATTTGGCAATGTTGAATATTACAAAGTTGTGCTGAGAAGATCAGAGAATCAGGCAAGTGATCTATAATGAAAGTTAAAATGAACGATGCAATGTTTAGAAGAGATATGAAAAACATTATTAATTATTCTGTTGGATTTTTAGATGGAGTTAAAGCAGGAAAAGTAAAGTTTTTAAATAATGTTGGAGTTATGACAAAAGAATTATTAGAACAATATATTGACTCAAATGCCAGGGTAAATCCAAAAGCACTACACCATATTTATGAATGGTATAAAGTGGGAAGTCCTGATGCACGTCTATATGAAATAAACTATACAATAAGCAACCTTGGCCTTTCGTTTGTATCAACGTTGAAGCAATCAACATCAATTAAGGATGGCTCATCAGTACCTTTTTATAACAAGGCTAAAATTATGGAAGAAGGAACTCCAGTAACCATCAAACCAACAAGATCAAACGTGTTGGTTTTTGAAGATGGTGGAGAAACAATCTTTACTAAAGGCGAGGTTGTTATTAATTCACCTGGAGGTACAGAAACTACAGGTGCTTTTCAAAAAGTTGTAGACACATTTTTTAATAGGTACTTTACTCAGGCATTTTTAAAAACAAGCGGAATTTACGAATACTTTAAAAACCCACAAGTATATAAAAGAAATCTAGCAGCAGGAAAATCAACAGGAAGATCAAAAGGTTTTCAAGTTGGTTACAGATGGGTAGCGAATGCGGGGATTAAATAATGGCAAATGATTCACTTTTAAATACACCAGTACTCTGGATCAATAAGTATCTTGAAGATAAGATACCTTTGCTTACTAATGTTGAAGTACCGCTATTTCCTTCAACTCCATCAATCCTTGACGACCTTACTGGATCGTTCCCAGCAGGTGGGGTAATGGGTACTTGGGACAGACTTGTTAAAATGAATAGAAAAACTATGCCACATATAAAGTCTGAGCAGATAATGTACTATTTTTATGCAACAGCAGAAAATACAATAGAGAATATGGTTAAAATTCAGGAGGCCGTACTCAGACTGATGGATCGCCTGGATGAGACAGCAGAAGAAGTAAATAACTGGTGCTCAAATAGAGTCATAAATATAGGAACTCAGGGTATACCAGACTATATAGAGAATATGTTCTATTTTCATAACTTTAAGATATACCAGCTTGAAGAGACTAGAGATATCATAGATTTTGGAACAGCCCGTACATATGGTGGAAATAAGATGATTATTGACTTTGAGTACCACCAAATGCCAGATCTAACCTCAAATGACTGGGCTCCAGAGAGCCTTCCTGCCTCTGGACAAGGGTATGACATTACAACAGTCAACGGCAAGACTAAAAGAATAGTTATATAAAAGACTGTTATAATTGACTTGAGGAAACACAACGCCGTACAACTTAATATCTATTCTAAAAGAAAGAGGTGAATAAATGGCATACAGTCGTGGAACGTCTTCCAACATTATCGTTGGAGCAGCAGCACTTTTTGTTGCAGACACAACTTTGACTCCAGATACCCTGGAGGACTTTGTAGCAGATGAATCATTCCGTGAGACTCTCGCAGGTGATGATACGTATACAAACGTAGGTTACACCATGAACGGTCTTGAATTGCAGTTCCAGCCTGACTTCGGTGAAGTACAGGTAGACCAAATTCTTGACGTTGCTAAGCTTTACAAGCAAGGAATGCAGGTAAATCTTGCAACAGCATTTGCTGAGGCTACATTGGAGAATCTCCTTTTGGCTCTTGCATACTCAAGCTCAAAGCTAGCTGGAGACAAGGGAGCATCTGACGGATTGGCACTTGACCTTTCTGCAGGTGACATTGGAGAATGTCCAGTAGAGCGTGGTATCGTAGCAGTAGGACCAGGAACAGGTGACTGTGCTGATTCTGCTTACGTAGAGCGTGTCTATTCAGCATACCGTGCACTCTCAATTGAGAACGTAACAGTATCTGCAAAGCGTGATGAGGCTTCAATGTTTGAAGTTTCATTCCGTCTTCTACCAGAGGATGCATCAGGATCATACGGTAAGATCGTTGATCGTACTTGGGAAGCAGCTTCATAACAACTTAATAATACGACTTAGCCCATCTCTTTTGAGGTGGGCTTTGTTGTTTTATGGTAAACTTAATATATCATGGCTACAGAAATATATAAAACAAAAAATATTTACTTGTTTGATGGTACAGAGATAGAGATCATGCCACTTAAGATTAAATATCTAAGAGAATTTATGGATGCATTTAGTCAGATTAAGCGAACCAAAAATGATGATGAGGCAATGCATGTTTTAGTAGAATGTACCAGAATTGCAATGAAACAATATTATCCTCAAATATCTACAAGTATTGAAGATCTAGAAAATAATATAGACCTACCAACAGTGCATGAGATATTGGATATTGCTGGAAATATAAAGGTTGGCGGGGAATCAGAAGAAGATATAAAGACGCAGGCACAAAAATCAGACCCAGGGCCATCATGGGAAGACTTTGATTTAGCAAAGCTAGAGTCTGAGGTCTTTTTACTTGGTATATGGAAAGACTATAAAGAGCTAGAAGCATCATTATCCTTATCAGAAATTATGGCAATCATATCTAGCAAAAGAGAGCTGGACTATGAAGAAAAAAAATTTTTTGCAGCAATACAAGGAATTGATTTGGATCAGCAGACAGATTCTGGACGTGGGCAAAAAGAATGGGAAGATCTTAAAGCAAGAGTCTTCAGTCGTGGTGCAACAAATGATAGCAATGATATTTTAGCTTTGCAAGGACAGAATGCTAGAAAAGCAGGATTTGGAATTGGGATGGGTCTAGACTATGAAGATGCGAGAGACCCGTCTCTTATGGTATAATTATCTAAACCTATGGGAGGGATCAACATGGCAACAACTGTGCATGAAGCGCAAAAGATTAAGCTAATTGATGGTACAGAAATAACACTCAGACCACTTAAAATTTCACTTTTGAGAAAGTTTATGAAGAAGTTTGAGGGTATTGCAGCAGTAGTAGATGACAATGAAAAGTCTATTGACCTACTAATGGAATGTGTTCTAATTGCAATGGAGCAATATAAGCCAGAGCTAGCTACAGACATTTCAGTACTTGAAGAGAACATTGATCTACCTACTGTCTATGAGATTGTTGAAGTAGCTTCAGGAATCAAGATTTCTGATGCAGCAGCAATGTTTAGCGGTAATGAATAATAACTAAATAAAGAGGTATAGTGAATGGCTGATGCTCAGTCCAATATTCAAATAAGTATTGATACTACTGATGCACTTGCCAGTATCAAAAACTTACAGAGACAGATATCAGCCTTTCACTCTTCTTTGGCTAAGGGCGGAGCTGCAGCAAATGCAGTATCTACTCAACTTCAGCAAACATTAATAAACTCAGTAAATGCTACTGGGCAGTTTTCAGCATCAATAAAAACAATAAGAACTACCACTGAATCTTTTACTAGTGCTCTAGAAAAAAACAAATTTTCACTAGGGGAATACTTTAGGTACGCTGGCGGTGCAACAAAAACTTTCGGTAGATTGTTTAAGACCGAACAGGATACTATAAACAAGGTAGCAAGAGAAAATGTAAAAGATTTACAGACACAATATATACGTATGGGCCGTGATGCTAGCGGAGCAATGAAGGCAATTGCTGTTAGACCTCTTGCTCTTGACATGACTGATCTTGGTACAAGAACACAAATAGCTGCTCAAAAGCAAGCAATAATGAACCAGCTTTTAAAGCAAGGGTCAACAAATCTTCTTAACTTTGGTAAAAATACTCAGTGGGCTGGTCGCCAGCTTATGGTTGGTTTTACCTTACCGCTTATTGCCCTTGGCTCTGCTGCTTCCAAAACATTTATGGATATGGAAACACAAGCAATTAGATTTAAAAAGGTGTATGGAGATTTATTTACACCACAGGAAGAATCAGCACAAGCATTAAAAGACATTCAAGATCTTGGTAAAGAATTTACTAAATATGGTATCGCTGTTTCAACTACTGTTGGATTAGCAGCCGAAGCAGCTGCTGCAGGTTTTCAGGGTCTTGATCTACAAAGACAAACAGCTGCAGCAACCAAGCTTTCTATTCTTGGTCAGGTAGAAAGCCAAAAAGCACTTGAAACAACTATATCATTGCAAAATGCCTTTGCAATGTCTTCTGAAAACCTTGCGGAATCAATTGACTTTTTGAACGCAGTAGAAAACCAAACAGTCTTATCTCTTGATGATGTGTCAACAGCAATTCCAAAAGCAGCACCTATTGTTCAGCAACTTGGTGGAGACGTAAAAGATTTAGCATTCTTTATGACAGCCATGAAAGAAGGCGGTATTAATGCATCAGAAGGTGCTAACGCACTTAAGTCTGGTCTTGCATCTATTATTAATCCAACTGGAAAAGCAGCTGCAATGCTTGAAAGCTTTGGCATTAATGTAAAAAAGATAGTTGTAGACAATAAGGGTGATTTAAAGAAAACTGTTATTGAGTTTGCAACTGCACTTAATCAGCTTGATCCTCTTAACAGAGCACAGGCAATTGAACAACTATTTGGAAAATTTCAGTTCTCTCGTCTTTCTACATTATTTGCAAACGTAACACAAGAAGGAACACAGGCAGCACGTGTTCTTGATCTAGCAGGAGCATCAGTACAAGAGCTAGCAGCATTATCAGAAAAAGAATTAGGTATGACTTCAGAGTCTGCTATGAATAAATTTAAGGGCGCTGTTGAAAATTTAAAGGTAGCACTAGTTCCACTTGGAGAAGAATTTTTGAAGGCAGCAACACCGATTGCTGAATTTATTACAAAGATAATAGATAAGTTTAACAATCTAAGCGATAATACTAAAAAAATTATAGTAACTATTACTGCAGTTGTTGCAGGTCTTGGCCCAGTATTTTTGATGACATTTGGTTTGCTTGCAAACGGTATTGCAAACATAATTAAAGGCTTTACATTCGTAAAAACATTATTTGATAGAACTGGAAGATCAACCGCAACTCTAGGAACTCAAGTTGAGTATATGACTACTGAACAAAGAAATGCAGCAGCTGTTGCAGCATCTCTTGATCAGATTCACGTTAAGCTTTCACAGACATTTACATCTGAAGCAGCAGCTGTTAATGGATTAACGCAGGCATATCAAAGAGCAATTGCCGCTCAATCACAGTTTATTCCAGTGGCTCCACCACTTACTCGTGGACCAGTTAAAAAGTTTGCAAGTGGAAAGCCAGCAGTTGTTGGCGGTACAGGAAATAAAGATTCAGAATTAGCACTACTCATGCCTGGAGAAACAGTAATCCCAACAAGAATGAGCAAGAAGTATGGCGGTCTTATTAATGCAATGATTGCTGATGAGGTTCCTGGATATAAGCGTGGTCTTCCAAAAACTGGAACTGCTGTTGATATTCCAGGAGGATTTGCAGCAGCCCACTTTGGTGGAAGCTCATATAGAACTGGTGCAGAACTTCTTTCAATGGTTGAAGGTCTTGATACTGCTTTTGCAAGACAAATTCGCACAATGGTTGCAGAAGTTGAAGGAGGACTTGATAGACTCTTTACTGTATTTACCAATGAAGTAACAGCAACATCAACAGAATTAAATAGAGCAGTAGGAAAAACTGGAAGCGGAAAAACAGCACCAATTGCTTTAGCTAAGCAAGACTTAATAGGTAGCGGTGCAGCAACAAGAGATATTGAATTACAAAGACAGCTAGAACAAGCAGGAGTTCCAATTGAAGAAATTAGATCAATTAATCAAAAGGTAACAGATAGCATTGAGGCTGGATTTAAAAAGCTGGGAGATAAAGCAGTAGTAACTGCAGAAGAACTAGATAAATTAGTAGATGATGCATATGCAGAAGTAGCAAAGACAGATGATCGTGTAAGAGCTGCTAGAACAAGAATGAGGGAGGTTACTGCAGTAACTGATCCTAGAACTGATTCTAGAGTTCCTATTAGCAAAGATCCATATACTAAGTTTAGAAAGTCTGGAGCATATTATGCTGGTATGGAAAGATCTGTGGGAGCAGAAAACGTTCCATATACAAGAAATGCAAGATTTAAAATTACTAACCCAATGGCAGCTCAAATTGGTTTATCTTCTAGGGATGCTGCATTAGTCTATAATCAATTTTCTAAAGAAGTCAAGATTAGACTTGCAAGCTTAAAGGGAGACGTAGCAGCTTTTTCAGCAGAGTTTGCCAAAGAAGCAGAAAAGGCTGGAATAAAAACTGGTAATGCATATAAGATTGGATTAGATAAAGTTGCAATCGCTGATCCTTATATTGCTTCAAGAGATAGAAAAAGCCCTCATGCACAAGCATCAAAAGATGGAAGAGATGATGCAAGGGCATATGCAACAGCAAGAGATAAAGAAGCTACAAAGCAAAGCAAGAGACGTAGAGTTGCAACCAGACTACAGGGACCACCTACAAGTGCAACAGCAGCAGGTTCTAGTATTGTTGGAGTTATTCCTGGAGGACCTGCTACACCACCAAATACTTCTCCAACACCAAAAGGACCTTCTAGATTTACATCTATAGCTAAAGGAGCTGGCAATAGGCTAAACTCAATGGGTGGAGGTGTTGGCCTACTTGGATTAAATATGGGTCTTTCAATGACACCAGATTTTGCTGGCAAAGGTATAGCACAAGGAGCATTAGCTGGAGCAAATCTTGGTATGTTTTTTGGACCACAAGGAATGGCATTAGGTGCAACAATTGGAGCAGTTACATCCGCCTTTACTGGATTAATTGCAAAACAAAAAGAACATGCTGCAATCACTAAATCAACATTTACTGTTTCAAATAGCCTTATAACAGCATTTGGAGATAAGGTTTTAGATACAAAGATAAAGGTAACAGAACTAAGTAATGCATCATTAAATTTAAGAGATAAATTTGGTCTTTTATCTCCAGAGGTTCAAGCAATTATTGATGACCTTAAAAAACTTCCTGAAGATGATCCAATATCACTTTTTATTAAAAACATATCTAAGCAAGGTCAAAGCTTAAATACTCTTCGTGGAAATATGAGATCTCAGGTTACTACAGCTATAGCAATAGGTGGCCTTGATCCTGCAAATGCTCAAAAATATGTATATGCACTTATGGAAGCAGCAGGTAGAGCCAATGAGTTTGGAGCAGTATGGAAATCTATTTCTAAAGATGTAATAGATTCATCAACAGCTACAGAAGCAAGTTTTAGTAAGCTTGGCGATGCAGTTAATCAAGCAGGCGGATCTTTTACTTTCCTTGAGGGACCAACTGGAAATGTTGCAAAAGATTATGACGAACTAAGAGATAGTGCTAAGAATCTTGCAGATCAAATGTTTTCTTTCTTCGGAGTTTTAAGCAACGGAGCACTTACGTATGATCAAATACAAGAAAGACTTCAAGCTTTTACTAGATCATCAGTTGATGCAAAGACTGGAGTTTTAGCATTACAGGCTTCAATAAAAGCAAGTGGAGATGATGCACTTATTGAAAGATTTGCATTAATAGAACGTATTATTAAGGAAAGTGGAAAAGCTGCAACAGCAACAGCTGCTGATTACACAATGATGCATCTTGCCCTAGAGATGTTAGCTGCTCAAGGTAAAAATCTTGATAGTCTTAGAACAGATTTATTTCCAGATGAAGGTCAAAGAGCATTAGCACGTCGTTATGCAACTGACTCTATGCTACTAGGTGCATTGATGAAGGGCAAAGATTTTAAAGATTATGTTGATAATCTTGCAGCAGCAAGAGAAGAAATCAACAAAATTTTTAATAATAATGATTATAAAGATTATGAAGATGGAACAGATGGCATAAGTGCAGCATCAAAGGCATATCTAAAAATACTAGATAAAGAAATTCAGGGTCTTGAAAGAAAACGTGATGCACAAAAGACTGCTAATGATGAAATACAAAGACAAATAGACCTAGAAACAAAATTAAAAGATCTTGCTAAAGAGGGAGTGTTAGCAAAGATATCTGGAGATTATATAAAGGCAGCATCAATCCAGCAGCAAGCACAAAATGTGCAAATGGAGTTTAATTTAGAAACAGAGCTAAGAAAGAAAGATGCTGAGATTGCTAGATTAAAGAACAGAGCAGAAGATATTAGTGGTGGAGCTCCTCTTACTAAGGCAGAGGCTGCAAAAATACCTAATAAGAAAAAGGCTGCTAGTGGCGGAATGATCAGAGGTGCTGGTACTGGAACATCTGATTCTATACCAGCATACCTTTCAAATGGTGAGTATGTTATTAAAGCAAAATCCGTCAAGAAATATGGCACAGGTTTTATGGACAAACTTAATGCTGGAAGATTTGCAGATGGTGGACTAATCCAAGATCCTAACAAAACTTACCTTCCAGATGGCGTTGAAGCCCGTAAGATGACACGCCAGGAACGTGATGCTAATTATAGAATAGGTCGTGATAGATTCCTTGCACAGCGTAAAAAGTATAAAGACTTTATTATGCCACAAGAAACCAATAAAGAATTAATTAATAGACTAAAGGCGATGGGTTATGCAGAAGGTGGCTTAGTTAAAGATCCTAATCAAGTTTACCTTCCAGATGGTTCTGAAGCTCGTAAAATAACACGTCAGGAACGTGATACAAATTATAGAACAAGCCGTGACAGATTCCTTGAACAACGCAAAAAGTATAAAAATTTTGTTATGCCACAAGAAACTAATAAAGAATTAATTAATAGAATGAAACAGATGGGCTATGCTATGGGTGGATTAGTTCCACGCTTTGCAGATGGTGGACTAGCTAAAAATAATTTAATTTCTCCTAAAGATAAAAGCTGGACAGGACTGATAAAGAATTTATTAAAAACAGCACCCCTTGGACCAGTTGGAATTATGTCCCAGTTTAAAACTATGGCTGGAGCATATAAGCAAAGAAATGCTGAGGGAGAAATTTTTCCAACTAATAGTGGATCAGCCGTCTATGTAAACATTCATGACCCAGCAAAAGACCCAAAGCAAAGATCTAAAAACTCTAAGCCATTAATGGATGCACTACAAATGCTTTCTAATGAGACGGGACTACAATTTATACCAGTTTCATCTAAAGACAAAGTACCAACATTTAGTGATTTTATAGATGTTAAATTTAAAAATAATAATGACAAAGGTGCTAGTGCAGGAACTGGTGAAGGTGGAGCCCTTGGACAAATTAATCTTCCACAAAATAAAGACTGGGCGTATAAACTACCAATCTTTAAAAATATTCCTAGAGACCTTGCAGCCCATGAACTAATACATATACTATCTGATGTAGATAAAAGAACAAATGTAGAAGGTGTAGACTGGGGACACGCATATGGTAGCGACCCCTACAGCCTTGCAGCTTATGATATAATGCAGCCAAAGATTTCAGGAATGAATTCGTATATAGCAAGAAGAGATATTTTATCAATAAGAGAAAAGTTTAATTTAGATAACAAACAAATAGATTTTTCTCAATTTGGGCAAATTAATCTAGATAATCCTATTAAAAAATCAATGGGTGGATTAATTAAGGGTCCAGGAACAGGTACATCAGATTCAATTAGAGCAACTCTTGGTTATGCTGGTGGAGGACAAATAAGAGTCTCAGATGGAGAGTTTGTTGTAAAAGCATCATCTGTAAAAGATTACGGTGTAGCTGCAATGAATGCGGTAAATAATGGTACCGCAACAATTAGCACAAATTCTGGTGGTACAGTGTATAATATAAATATGCCAATAACAAGCAATAATGCAAATGCCGAAGGTGTAGCAAACGAAGTTATAAGAAAGTTAAAGCTTGAAGTAAGCAAAAATAATAAGAGCAATAAGGTTGGTTTGTAATGGCTTATTTAATTCAGGCTGGAATACATCTATCCACAGACAATGTTAATTGGCAAAAGCTTACAGATCATAATAGAGATCCAATTTCTATATCTCCAGAGCTGATTGAAACTCAGCAGAGAATGGCAAATGGAAAAATGAGAAAATATGTAGTTGCTCAAAAAAACAATATTTCTGTGTCTTGGAGTTATGTTCCATCAAGAACATCCGAAACAGCTGATTTAAATCAAAGTGCAGCATGGCTTGAGTCATTCTATAAGGCTTATGCTGGAGTTCCAGTTTATTTAAAAGTTGTAAGCTCTGAGCTTAATCAGTCTGGATCATTTGTTACTTCACAATCTGGTTTTGAAGTGTATACTGTATTTATGAACAATTTTTCTAAAACAATTATTAACAGAACAAGAATATCAGACTATGTTAATATGAGCATTGACTTTACGGAGGCCTAATGCTAAAAGTTGGGGCACTTACAGAAAGTCAAAGTTCTAATATATTTACAGGTTCAGATTCAATTACACTTACCCCTGTAGTTTCTGCAGAGTGGAATCACAATCTTTTTAATCCACCATATATAACAGTGGCTGGTTCTGGAGCATCAATTACTCCAACATTAAAGTCTGGTGGAAGCGCAGTATCAAATGTTACATCTGGCGGTAAGCCTAACTTTACTACAAGAAGCTTCCCAATGTCAGGCGGTACAGGAACAGTATCATATGATATTACATCTGTATCAAGTCCTGCATACAAAGTAATAACATATTTAAAAACAAGCCAGCCAGTTCCAGTAATGGTAACTTTGTCAGGCAAAGGAGCATCAACACAATTCGGCTCTGAGCAAGTTGAGGCAGACTCTTTAGGCTGGACTAAGGTTATTACCTATGTAGGTTCTTCAGGCCCCACAGACATCATCTCATCCTTTGTGTACACCATTACAGCAAATGCTTTAAGTAACGCTGACTATGATGAAGAGCCAACAGTATATTTTACATTGCCACAAATATATGCAACAACATATTTTGATTATCAAAACCATTCATTATTTCCAACAGAGATGCCATTTACATACTTTAGGCCAGGGGAATCATATGTTTCAACAGGAGACTCTAAGTACTCATTTCCATCAAACTACAGAAAAATAGCTTCAAAGATTCTAAGCAGTGAAACAGAAAATGGTGGTTTTTATGGTCTTAAATATATGCCCATAACTCCAATTATTCAAAATCCTAAATTTTTCTTAGTAAAGTCAGAGATCCCAGTCATGAAAACTGCTCTCCCTACAGATGTTTCCCCATATAGATATTTCGTATCTGACGATACATCAAAGACAATTACTGCTATTTATGAAAAAGCAATTACAACAAATAAGATAGTTCTTAAATTTAATACTTTAATGACTATTCCATTAGTAAATATAGCAATTAATGGAACAACAATTACAGTTGATGGATCACAGTCCATAAGCCCACAGATCAACTCTGATTTTATTGCTACGGGAATTCTTACTTTATATTGGAATGGATCTGCATGGACAAAAACAAAATGGTCAACTATGCCACAGTTTAGTTCTACTGGCTCATTATCTTTATCAACAACAATAACAAAGATATCAGTAACTCAAGTATCACAGGATATTAATTTAGAAATTGCCCAACTTAATGGTGTAGATGATTCAGAAACTGATATTGGTTCAGATTTAGAAAGAATGCAATTAATTGAAGTGTCTCCAAGATTAGAGATTGATCTAACGGATTTTGTGCAAAATGTATCAATCAACAAATCTTTAGATGCAGACAATAGCGCTTTGCCAATATCTTCTTTAAATACAAATGATGCTAGTATTGTTCTTTCTGGAATACCAGCAATAAATGGATCAACAATAGTTCCAATATTTTCTAGCCAAAGCAATCAGTCTTCAACCATTCTTGCTAATATGTTAAGAAAAAATATTAAGTTTTATGTAAACTTTAATCTTGCAACTTATTCAACACCTGGGTCAACTACTACATCAAATACATATATTCCTGGAGGAGTTTTTTATTCAGACTCATGGAATGAAAGTGATATTCAAACTGTAACAGTTCAATCATTTGATGTTTCACGTTACCTTCAGTCAACACCAGTTCCAGACTATGTTGCAAACCTAAAGACCGTATTTGATATTATTACCAATATACTTGATCTTGCTGGATTTACTGACTATGATTATGACTCACTTTATCGTATATGCAATAGTAAGTCTTCTCCTATAGATATGTCATACTACTATGTCAATTCAAAAGATTCAACAATACTTGATGCTTTGAATGAGCTTTTTGTTGCCTATCAAATTGGTGCATATATAGATGAATATGGGATAATGAGATTTTTAAGTTTGCATAATATTTTATCTTCAACAGGATCTAATCTTTCTTTATCAGAAACAAACATTGTTCAGAATGGACTGTCTGTATCAAATGCTGCTAAACCAGGAAAGATATCGTTAAGGTATCAAACCCCTAAAGTTAAACAATCTCCATCTTTACAAAATGTTACAAATCTAGGTATTAAAGATTCTCCATCATTTGTATACACAACTTCTAATGATGTTGTATGGTCACAGCAGACTAATGATTCTGTTGGTTTTAACTATTTGAATGAAACCATGGAAGCTACATCCAACGTAATGAAAATTAATAATAATGACCTACAAGATATTTTTCATACATATAATTTAAATAATGATGGGTATGCTTTTATTGAAAATGAAATTGTTTCATTTACTTATAAAGAATACACCATCTCAACAATGGATGAATCTAAGAGTGTTACGGTATCTGTTAAAAATAATCTTGAGTTGTCAGCTGAAATTGATAGATTTATAAAAGAATATAGTATTGGGTTACTTTCATCTTATGCAACTATAACAAACGCTACTGGTGATGAAACTTCAATGACATATACTGCTGATAACAATTTTACAATTGGACAAAAAATAAGCATTACTGGAGTAGATCCTCAAGGATATAACGTAATAGGAGTAGTTGGAGCAGCAGATTCAACTACCTTTGTTGTTGGCGGTACAGAAACTGGAACATATATATCTGGCGGAGAAGCAGTAATTTCTTCTGACTATGATATTAAAATAACTCCAACTGGAAATATTACTAATGTTCAGCGTGGATTGTTTGGAACATACCCAGCAAAACATGAAAGAATCAATACTTTATCAACAAAAGATTTATCTAAAAAACTTTGTAATGTATTTACAAATGTAATATCACCTGCGGGAGCAATTAGTTATATTGTAGATGATAGTGATCCAGCAGATATTAATGGCCTACAAGAGCCATCACTTCCAAGCATAGATAAGATAGTAATCTCAAATGATGAAGATGAGATGGTATTAATGTTCCCAACATCAGAGGTAGATCTTGGATATCACACATACTCTGTAAAGTTTGAATTGACCAATCAGGACACCTCAGCAGCTGGAATATTTTTTAATATGGAAAGTGATACTGAAGCAGGAGATGCATATTTTGTACAGCTTGTAAAGCTTAACACTAAAAATCCAAAAACAGACGAGCCATATAGTCCTGCAAGATACAGGTATATCATGCAGATATATGATGCAGTTAATAATGACATACTATATTGGGCAGATGTTACTGGAGAATGTAATAGTATTATTAGTAATTTCTCTAAAATTATTACGAAAACAGAAGTAGATGGAAAAACACAATATTCATTTGTAACTGATAATGCATTTAACTTAAAGGTTGCATATGTTTTATCAGATGGCTCAGATGGAGAAGATGGAACAGAAGAAGAGCCATTGAATATATTTCATGTATTTTTAAATAATGTACAAATCACTGGATGGCAAAGACCACAATTTGACAATTACGATGAAGAAACAAATCCAGGTGGTGGTGCTTGGGGAGCTATGGATATTAACTTCCTTACTGGTGCAAGAAGAAAGCCATCGGTTCCTGATAATATTGTGGCTGATACAAAATTTGGTTTTTGTACAACTAGGGTTCCACGTGAGATAGAGGGGGTATATCCCCCAATAAATTATTTTAGTGATACAGTAGATGCACCAGCAATACTAAGAGAAATTCATGCTACTGTTAAACCACTTTTAGAAAGAAGTGTAAGTTATTTCTATCAGGATAGAGAATTCTTAAACGGTATGGTACAAAATCAACCACTATATAATAATTCACCTACATATATTATGCAAACAACACCAGAGATTGCTGGCATTAATTATTATGATGTTCAGTATACAACTCCTGCTGCAGTAAGTGTTGATGTGCTTCCAATTGAATATATGATGAAATATTATCCAGGCAATAGTCCAGAAGATCAAACTAGATATCAGAAGAAGCTTGTTGATGAATATTCTCTTTCATATTCAACACCTCTGAATACAGGATTTAGAGCTAGAATGGCTGTAGCAAATGGTAGACCACATGCAGTAATATTAAAGAAAGATTCTGATGAGCTAAATGATTTAACTAACAACTTCAATCTTTGGACACATGAGATCGTGGCTCCTTCAGATCCAGAAATTATTGAGCAGGTTATTGATCCATCCAATATGTCTGAGGTTGTGCAGTTAGATTCTGAATGGATACAGTCTAAGCAGGCAGCATATAAGATGCTAAAGGTTATACAGATGGGTATTGAAGGATTTTCAAAAACGGTATCTTTAAATATATTTGGCCACCCACTAATTCAGGTAGGGGACATAGTAACACTATCCTACAACCTTAATGGCATTAGCAGTCAAAAATATTTTGTACAGTCTGTTGCTCAAAGCTTTAGCCAGGGGCTTGAAACTTCCCTTGTTTTGAAAAGAATTCAAGAATAGACCCTCTGTGGTATAATTAACAAATAGGAGAAGACAATGCCGTATATTAAAATCTCAGACCCAAATATTATAGACTTGGCTGCTTGGCACCAAGTAATTAATGTAGTTAACCAGCACAGTGATAGCATTACTGCAATTAGCAATAACTTTGGAGCACAAGGAACAGGGTATACTGACTGGAATAGCGGAGTCAATATTTCTCAGCAATATGATCCTGGATCAACAAAAATTATATTTGGCAAGTATAAAGTTGATACTGCAACAGGGGGCGCTAGCTTTATGCCATCAAATAAGCATATGTATTATGTAACTATCCCATTTGCTAATGAGTCTACTGCAGTAAAGTCATTTGATGCAACACCAATTATTACAGCAACAGCACAATTTGGAAGCACTACAGTAAATACAAATAATACAAATGTTATTGTTACAGTGCAAGATGTAACAAAAGATAATTTTGTTGCTCGTGTAGTTGATTCAAGAAGTTTTGAAACTGGCGGTACAGTAAGACCATTGACATCATCTTTTTTCATAAACTGGATGGCAATAGGACCAAAGTAAGGTGGAACTATTGTGAAGTCAAAATATACCAGCCCAAAATCTGTAGCAAAAAATCAGACAGTTCCGATTGGTATTGATGACCCACGTTTAGCTTGGGATAAAAGAGGACAAACATATGCCCGTCAGGGTGCAGAAATTGAAGAAATTGGTGCAGACGGTAAATCTTTAATCGCTGGTGGATCAAGAGGTAGTAATGCTTATGGATCTCCCAATATTAATGATGATCAGGTAAGAGCTAAAACATCAGTTCCACCATCTAATGGCAATCCAGGATATATCCTTGATTCTGATTCAATTGCTTTAGGATCTGTAAGCAATGTTTCAACAGCTTGGTCAACAGAATCTGGAAAAACAGAAGATCTTATTGTTACGTTTAACTGGGACTATGAAGATCCTGCCAACGTAACCGTTTCAGAATTTATTTTAGAAATTACTTTATCTACAGGTACAATACGTCAAACCCCATATGGATCTTTTCCAGTAAATAGAACACAAACTGCCCAGACAGCAATACTTACAAAAGAAATAAATAAAGCAACTATTGGAGATTTATCAGTTAACATTACTAAGGTTTGTGTTTTTGCAATTGACCCATTCTATAATGTAAGTGCAAAGGCTTGTGATACTACAGTTCCTGCATATGTTTTAAATCTTCCAGTGCCAGTTATTACAGTTACTTCAGCAATAAGTGGATATAGTGTAGCCTATACCATACCTTCACAATCTGTGTTTGATTCTATTGATATTTATGAGTATGAGTCTGATTCTTCTACAGAACCCACTGGAGTTACTTATTCAAGAGTTTATTTTGATCAGATCTCCCCAGCAAACATCATTACAGTTAATAATAATGCTAGATGGGTAAAGGCAAGATTTACTAGCAAGGTTGCAGTATCTACAGCTTTTTGTGCTGCTCAAAAGGTAACTCCTACATCACCAATTACAGTAGATAATGAGGGGCCTGCTGCTCCAACTGGATCAGTGACTGGTGGATTAGAAAGTTCTGGAACAATAGGTTTTAATGCTTTTCTAAACATATCTTGGACTGCAGTATCAGATACTACTTTAAGAGGATATAGGATTAGGTTTAGGCCAGTAACTATTCCAGCATCAAACTACTCTTATGTTGACTCTCCAGGCAATGGCACAGCATTTAGAATAACAGGACTTGCTTCAGGTACAAGTTATGAAGTTGCAATTGCAGCATATGATGAATATAACAATACTTCTTCATCATATCAAACACTAACTGGTAGCCCAGTATCAACTGCTGGGTCTCCTTTTATAGGAACAAATGTTTCTACAACTGGGTACTTTGAAGCTGGAGTTGCTGGAACAGATACAGGAGTTTTTAGATTTGGTTATGGAGTAGCAACTGGTAAAAGAGGTTTGGTATTTAATACAAATAATTATTGGTATATAGACTCATCTCAGTCAGCATCTTTAAAGGTTGGTGGAACAGATAATTATGTTACTTGGGATGGATCATCTCTTGTAGTAACTGGAGACCTACAGGCTAAAAAGGGATCATTTAGCGGTAACGTTAACATGGCAAGCGGTGCATCTATATATAGTGGAACATTGACAGGTAATACTGTTACTCCTACAGGAGATACTGGCGGTTCTTTATCTGGCAAAGGGTATATACTAAACAAGGATGGATTAACATTTAATTCGTCAACTGTAAATGACATAACAACTATTAATGGAGAAACAGGTTTGTTGACAACTAAATCTGCTCTTATTGGTGGATGGAGTGTAACCTCAAGTGCAATTACAAAAACTGCAACGGGACAAGGAAAGATTTCTTTAGACTCAACAAATGGATATATCTATGTAACTAAAGACACGGTAGAAACTACCACAGCTGGTATAAATAGTCCAGCAGATGACAATGATAATGTGTTTTGGTCTGGCGGTACTGGACCAACAGATGAGACAAGCCCTTTTAGAGTTAGACTCAACGGAGATCTATTTGCAAGTAGTGCAAATATCACTGGAGAAATTAATGCAACAAGCGGAAATATTTCTGGACCAATGGATGTAGACGGACAGCTTTATGTTGGTGATGTTACAATAGAGTCATTATCTGGAAGTTTTTCTATAACAGATACTATTGGTGGATATGGAGTTATCTCTACTTCTGAATCAGGTAGATTAGTTTTAGGTCACTATCAAGAAGATTTTGGAAGACAAGTAAAAGTAGCAAGATCTGCACAAATTGCTGGTGATCCAGACGGTGCTGGTGCAGCAAACTCTGGCGGATTAAGAAATATTTTTACCAGTACAGTAGCTAATTTTTATAGTAATGCTTATCTATCAGCAAATGAAGCTAATGGAGACGTAGTATTACTTTACACTCCGTGATTGGATAATAAATGACTGTTAAATTAAAGACCAGCAATGGCCAAGGTGGTTCTGTTTGGAAAGATGTTTCTCAAATAAAACTAAAGGTTGGAGGCGCATGGAAAAACGTTGTTTCTGGCTATCTTAAAGTTGCTGGTGTTTGGAAAATATTTTTTGGTACTGACACAATTAATGGGGCATCAATATCCCAAACAGTAACCTTGTCTCAGTCTACAAATTCGTCTACTGGATTAATTACCTTAACAGGAACAAATTATTATTGGTCTAATGCCTCAACACTAGTTTATGTTTTTCAAAGGAGTTCTAATGGAGGTTCATCTTGGTCTACAATATCAAGCGGAACTGCGACTAATCCACCTGTAGGATCAAGTAATACCTATACCTATGAGCTACTAGATAATAAAACTGATGTAGCTCCAAATGTTGATAACCTGTATAGATTTTCTGTCACAGCAACATCGCCTGGAGGATTTCCAACCACATCAACATCTGAAACAGAATCTATTTCTGCTGCCAGAAATATATCTAATCTATCTGTAGTTACTGCAAATACAACATATGACTCTGTTAAATTACAATTTACTGCAGGAGCCTATTCTTCAAGCTATTTAGTTAGATATACTTATAGCGGTATACAAGAAGGCTATTTTAAATCATCTGGAAGTGGAAGTCCAACAACAATAACTGTAACAGGACTATCTGCAAGTACATCATACAACTTTTATGTTACACCGTATACTGGTGGCATTGTATCTGGATCAAATACAGGATATGGTGGAAATGAAAGTTCTCCTGTATCTGCAACAACTAATGCCCTTCCAGTACCAATACAAACAACTAAGCCAGGTATTACTGGAACATCTCCATTAGGACAATATCTGCAATCAATTACAGTAAGCTCTGGTTCTTATCAGTCTGGAACATTTTTATCAGTTACTAATAAAATTGTTTCATATCTTTCAACTAGCACAGCACCAGTTGATGGTGAAACAACTTCTTCCCCTTACGAGGTTCATGATACTGCTACACCAGTTCCAACATTAACAATTACACAAGACCATGCAACTACACCAGCTAGAAGATTTTATTCTAGAGATGCGGTAACAAACATATCTGGCACTATAACATACTACTATTATTCACCAACATATGTTGGTGCTTATATGGGACCTATTACGGATACTTTTAGTAGAACAGTTGCTGCAGGATTAAATAGCACAAATACATATTTTTATAGCTCTGTAGTTGCAACTGACACATCTAACTGGAGCACAAATGGGTCTACCGCTAACAATAGCACAACTGTATTAAATTACTATACCCCCATAAACCCTGGATCAATGGCACAAAGCTATCCTCTGCAAGTTATTGAGCTTACTGGTAAAACAGACTTAACAGCAAGTGTAGATATACCTTCTGGTGGTGGTGGCCCAGGAATAGCATTTTGGGTAAGCTCAGCGGGATCATTTTGGGCAGCAGCACCTTCATATTATACATTTACTTCAAGCTCAAGCAGCTGTACTGGAACAATAATTGGAACAGATGCTTCTGGAACTGGTTGTGGAGGATGCCCAGTAACTGGAAGCCCAGTATATTCATATGGATGTAGTGGAGCAAACACTTATCCTAATTGTCAACACTGTGCTTCTGAAACAAGATCAACTGGCCAATGCACTGGCGCTGGTGGATCTAATTATATTGGTTGTCCAGGAGGAACTTGTGGTTGCACTACATCAAATCCTATTACTTGTGATGGTAATATTGGAGAATATCCAGATAATACTTTAGGAACTGCATGTGGAGATAAATGTTCTTGCACTGGTCCATTTACTAGAACGGTATGTGTTGGTGGAGGATCAGGAGCAACCTGTCCTCCTTTAAGTAGTGCTATAGGTGGTAGATGTGGACCATGTGTTCTTAATCCAGCTACCAATAGATATACTTGGACAATAAATGCTACTCAAACTTATTACAATTGTACAACAAGTAGGTGTAGAACTCTCTATACATGGGGAACTTTTGGAACATTTGAATATTGTGGTCCTACAGTTACACAAACAGGAACGAGCTATACATGCAATACTCCAGTAAGCGTAGTTACAACTAATTATAATTCTAAGTTAAGAATTTTATCTACAAGCGGATCTTATGTTATATCTAAAGCAGACTCTGATGTTTCAACAAGCACAAGTGCATATAATAAAATATACAAGATTTCTGTTACTACAAGCGGAGATAACATAACGGCTACTGCATATAATAACTCAAATTCTGCATATGGATCAGTATCTTATTCAAGACAATCTGGAGACCCTGGTAAAACTTCTGCCAATGGATCATCCTATGCTGGATTAATTAGAACACCTACAGATATTAATAGTTCTTCTGGAGATGATAATGGCGGATCTACGTATGATAATCTATCTATAACATAGACAAGTAAGTAGTTTTTATGATATACTTAAAAAAAGGAGAATAAAAAATGGCAGAAATGAATGAAATACCCCCAATTAAAATAGCTTTTATCTTAGATAACGAGGTTGTTGATATTTTGCATACAGACGAACGTTTGTCAGCAATTTTTTTAAGTGAACCAAAAGTTATTGATGTAACTGGGCAATTAGTGGAAAATGACGGAATTGTTAGGGTTGGTTCAAAATACAATCCAGAAACTGATACTTTTTATAATGAGGATCAAGTAGACTAATGTCTGAAAAAACACCTTGGCAGTTATGGAAAGAAAAAAGTGCAGGGGATACTGTAAGACCCTGGGACTTACTTAATCCAAATATTGATAGAGTAGATGATGACATATTTAAATATCGTTATGAAGAAAATTGTCTTAAGTGTCCTTCTCTTATACAGGCTACTAAACAATGTAAAAAGTGTGGTTGCTTTATGAAAGAAAAAGCAAAGCTACCTCATGCGGCATGTCCACTTGGTAAATGGGGAGCAATCCAAAACACTGAAGATGTGGTATAATTTTTATGGAGGGTCAAAATGGAATTAACCAATGAAGAAAAAATTAATATTGTTACCCAGCACATTCGTGGTATAGTAACAAATATTTATAGCCTACAGGTAAGCTTGATTATAGAGCAGGCTGTTGATATCCCAAATCAAACTAATATAGATAGACTAACATTAGAGATTGCTCAGGAAAATTTAAGACATGACGCTCTTATGTCTGAGCTAGAATCATTAAGGTCATAAAGGTAAATTAATGGATAAAGCAGAGTTAGTAATAACCGCTCTACAACAAAGAATTGGAGAGATAGTCTCTAATTATGAAACTCAGATTGCAATTTTACGGGCAGATATCACTGAGCTAATACAGGAAAAACAAAATAAAGAAAAGGCAGTTAATGACTATTCTTTATCTGTTGAAAATATTCTTAATAAAGAAGATAAATAATTAAATGTTAAAATGTGCTAAGTGTAATGGTCGTGTATTTGTAGATAGACAGTACACTAGCACTGACCATATAGAAACATCTTGTCTTATATGCGGGAATAGACAGTTCTATCATCCAGTTGCAGCAACAAAAGAGGGACAATGGATACTTCAAAAGGAAAAATTCAGAGCGAAGCATACAATAACGAGCCTGTAATTAAGGGTAAGGTTAGAGTATGGTTTTTGAATGGGGACTTGGTTAGGGTATACCACAACTCTCGCTCTACTGGTATGGTTACGTTTTACAATATAACTAAAGATCGCCTAGAGACATGCTTGTTATCTGACTTTAAAAAGAACAGAGAAAGAGCATATAGTGTAGCAGAAACTGCAAAGCTTGTCAATAGACACAGAAAGTATATGCCAAGTTTAATTAAACGAGGAGTTATTCCTCCACCAATAGGTGCTAAGCTTAATGGTGAAAGAGGTTTTACGATCAGATCGTATTACTCTGAATCACATGTAAGAGAGATTCGTGCTATACTTGCAAGTATACATATTGGACAACCAAGAAAAGACAAGTTAATAACAAACAACATGACTCCTACTACGCAAGAGTTGACACGGCGTATGGGAGACGGTATACTTACATATACAAAGACAGAAGATGGACGATTCATTCCAGTGTGGAACGAGTCTATTTAAAATAGAAATTAGGTGGGGTAATGGAAAACGATTCAACAAAGGTAAATGTAACACTAGGATATACGCTTAATCTTGGCAACTTTCAGTCATTGCGACTTGATCTAGGTGTTGTAGATAGTAAGCGTGATGGAGAAACTACAAACGAAGCTTTTGAGCGTGTATATAAGTTTGTAGAAGACAAGCTTACAGAAAAGATCCAAGAAGCAAAGTCTGAAATCTCAGAGTAATGGCTGATCGCAAAGACCGAATGGCTTTGCTTAGCAGATACTCAAAATTGCATACAGCAAGGTATGAGCAAAAGCCATCTCTAAATCTAAATGTTGAGCAGTGGGCTGCAGATGGACTTATTGAGTCTTACAGTATTTCTCAGTGCTATGACTTGCTAGAATACTATTTTTCTGTTGCACAAGAACCAAGCTGGAATTATTTTTCTTATAATGCAGAAAAAATTCTTAATGGTAAACTAGATGTAGAACAAGATATTAAAGAGAGACAACAACGTAGGGCTAAAGCAAAGGAGTGGCTAAGTGAATAATACAGAAGCTAAAGTAATTTCAGCAGTATTACAAGATAAACAACTCCATGTGCTACTACAGGCAAATGTAGAGACATTACTTAGAACACATAACGATGTCTGGAACTTCATTCGCCTCTATGCTGAAAATAATGGAACAGTTCCTCCATCATCATTAGTAGTAGAAAAGTTTAGAGACTTTGACCTTATTAAAGACGTTGGTGCCACTAAGCATCACCTTGAAGAACTAAAGACTGAATATGTTAATGACAGCATCAAAGATATTTTGAGATCTGCTGCAACAGAGGTTCAAAGTGGTCAAGGTGCACAGGCTCTTGAAGAACTAATTACTAAAACATCTGCCCTAAAGAAAAATACATCTTCTATTCGTGACATTGATGCTACAGATATTGATTCTGCAATTGCATATTTTGAGAATGTAAAAGAACAGCAAGCACTTGGACAGCGTGGAATTAAGACTGGTTTGCCAGGGTTTGATAACTATCTACCTTCTGGAATTATGCCAGGTCAACTTGGAGTGTTTCTTGCATATCCTGGAATTGGTAAGTCATGGATGGCTTTGTACTTTGCAGTTCAGGCATGGAAGCAAGGTAAGACACCACTTATTATTTCACTTGAAATGAGCGAAACAGAAGTTCGTAACCGTGTATTTACAATTATGGGTGAAGGCCTGTGGTCACATAGAAAACTTTCTAATGGTGAGGTAGAGCTTGACATGATGAAGAAATGGCATGCAAGCAAACTTGATGGTCGCCCACCATTCCATATCATATCTAATGATTCTGGTGGTGAAGTAACACCTTCTGTTATTCGTGGAAAGTTAGATCAGTATAAGCCTGACTTTGTTGTGGTTGATTATCTTCAACTTATGAGTCCAAACCAAAAGGCTGATAATGAAACGGTAAAGATGAAGAATCTTTCTCGTGAACTAAAGCTAATGGCTATTAGTGAAGAAGTACCTATTATTGCTATCTCATCTGCTACACCTGATGACGTTAAAGATATGTCTACCGTTCCCACCCTTGCACAAACAGCATGGTCAAGACAGATTGCCTATGATGCTGACTGGGTAATGGCATTGGGCCGTTCTAGTAATAGCGACATTATTGAGTGCGCTTTTAGAAAGAACCGTAATGGTTTTATGGGAGACTTCTTAGTGCAGTGTGACTTTGATAAGGGCTATTATCGCTATAAGGATTTTGAAGATGGCAAGTAAAGAGATTTATACAGAAGAACAGATTCGTCGTGTTCTCAATGGTGCAGGTCTTGATATTGAGGCTGAGTTTGGCAATGACTTTATTATCTATTGCCCATACCACAACAACACAAGAACACCTGCTGGAGAAGTAGCAAAGGATAGTGGTTTGTTCTTTTGCTTTGGATGTCAGGTAACTAAGAATCTTATTGAGCTTATTATGTTTACTTCTAATAGGTCATATTTTGAAACGGTAAGGTACATTAAGGGCAAAGAACAAAAGTCTGATATCCAAACCATAGTAGATAAAGCCTTATATGCACCACCTGATTTTGTTCAATATGATGAACTACTTATAAAAAGATTAAATAAACAAGCACTTGATGCTCCAAGAGCAATGAATTATTTTAATGGTCGTAGACTAACTAAAGATTCAGTTATTAAGTTTGACTTGGGTTATTCTGAAAAGCAGGGATCTGTAACTATTCCAGTACACTCACCAGATGGTATGTGCATAGGGTTTGTTGCAAGAACAATTGAGGGCAAAGAGTTTAAGAATACTCCAGGACTTCCAAAAAGCAAAGTGCTCTTTAACTTACATAGAGTCAAGAGTTCTAGTATAGTATATGTAGTGGAATCATCTTTTGATGCAATCCGCTTAGATCAAGTAGGTTTTCCAGCAGTTGCAACGCTGGGTGCTAATGTGTCTGTATCTCAGATCAGACTATTAGAAAAGTACTTCAATAATGTTGTACTAATTGCAGACAATGATGAAGCTGGTATCATTATGAAGGATAAGTTAGTTGAAAAACTAGGTCATCTAGTAACTGTTATTAGCTTAGATAAAAAATATAAAGATATAGGCGATATGGAAGATGATGATATTAAAAAGCTGGAGTTCCAGTTTGACAATTCAATCATCTCTATGCTAAAATAGATAAAACAATAAATAGGAGAAATAAAAAATGGCAATTGTAAAAGGACTAAAAAACATTAACGCACTAGTAGATAAGCCAAAGTTTGAAGGCACAGGTACAAAGGTTCGTTGGTTTAAGATCGCTGACGGACAAGCAGTTAAGATTCGTTTCATTGAAGAGCTTGATGAAGATTCAGCAAACTATAACGCAGATCGTGGACTTGCTCTAGTAGTATCAGAGCACACAAATCCAAAGGACTATAAGCGCAAGGCTGTAGATACAATGGAATCAGAAGGACGTGACTGGGCAGAAGAGATGCACCGTAAGGACCCAAAGGCTGGCTGGAGAGCTCGTCTTCGCTTCTACTGCAACGTTCTTGTAGATGATGGCATTGAAGCACCTTATGTTGCAATCTGGAACATGGGTGTTAGCAAGCAATCAGCATTTAATACTATTCGTGAATATGCACTTGAGACAGGTAGCATTTCAAATCTTACTTGGAAGGTAAAGCGTAATGGTCAGGGAACTGAGACAAGCTACACACTTATTCCAAGCACTCCAGATTCTGCTCCATTTGATTGGGCAGGAATTGAGCCATATCCATTGGAGAAGGCTCTTAACAAGGTTCCTTATGCGGAACAAGAAGCCTTTTATCTAGGCTTTGATACTCCTTCATCTTCTTCATCAGCCAATATTGACTGGTAACTAGATGAACTACGTTGGCTTACATGTCCATACACACTACTCCTTGATGGATGGTGTTGCTACTCCAGAAGAATACGTGAACCGTGCAGTTGAGTTAGGAATGACAGCGATTGCCATTACTGACCACGGTACTTTATCTGGGCATAGGGAACTGCACCGTATTGCAAAAGCAAATGGAATTAAGCCAATACTTGGTGTAGAAGGCTATATGACGACAAGTATGGCAGATAAGAGAGCAAAGGCAGATCGCCTTGACCCTCTTGACCAAAACTATCATCATATAGTCCTTCTCGCTAAGAACCAAGTTGGTCTTGAAAATCTCAATAAGATTAATGAGATTGCTTGGACAGATGGTTTCTTTAGTAAGCCACGCTTTGATTTTGAAACATTGTCAAAGTACAAAGAAGGTATTATTGTTACCTCTGCATGTCTAAGTGGTTGGATTGCAAAGGCTGTTGAGTTGGGTGAGCTTGCAACAGCAAAGAAACACATACAGTGGTTTAAAAAAGAATTTGGTGATGATTACTATATTGAGGTAATGCCACACAACCCACCAGAAGTTAATAAGGGAATCATTGAACTAGCAGATGCAGCAAAGGTTAAGATTGTTGTAACACCAGACTGTCATCACTCTGACACAAGTCAAAAAGAAGTTCAAGAGCTTATGCTTCTTCTTAATACTCATGCTAAGTTACAGAAAGATGTAACATACGATAAATCAAAGAAGCATGATTCATTTATGGATCGCCTTGACTATCTATATGGTGCAGACCGTATGATGAGTTTTAATAAATTTGATATTCACCTGCTTTCATATGAAGAGATGAAAGATGCAATGATTAAGCAAGGCATTGATCGTGAAGACATGTTTGTATCAACAAATGAAATTGCTGATAAGGTAGAAGGCTATGATATTAAAGAACACCTAGACCTACTTCCAGTACAGTACAAGAAGCCAATGGATGAGTTAAAGAAGCTTGCACTAGAAGGTTTAAAGGAAAGAAAGCTTGATAAGAATGAAGAATATCTTGCACGCCTTGATGAAGAGCTAGAAATCATTGGTCAAAAAAACTTTGGTCCATACTTTTTGGTTGTTCGTAACATGCTTAACTGGGCTAAGAGTGAGGATATCATGGTAGGTCCAGGTCGTGGCTCTGCTGCAGGCTCATTGCTTTGTTATGCACTTGGTATTACAGATATTGATCCAATAAAGCATGGACTGCTATTCTTTCGTTTTATTAATCCAGACCGTAATGACTTTCCTGATATTGACTCAGATATTCAAGATACTCGTCGTGATGAAGTAAAAGACTATCTAGTTAGACAGTATAGACACGTTGCATCTATTGCTACCTTCTTACAGTTTAAAGACAAAGGTGTTGTGCGAGATGTTGCAAGATGTCTAAATATTCCTTTGCCAGATGTCAATAAGGTATTGAAGGTCGTTGACACATGGGATGACTTTTGCAATTCAAAGAACACTCATTGGTTTAGAGAAAAATATCCAGAGGTAGAGCGTTATGGAGATCAGCTTCGTGGAAGAATTCGTGGTACTGGAATTCACGCAGCAGGAGTTGTAACAAGCAAGGATCCAATCTTTAGATATGCTCCTTTGGAAACAAGATCAGTTACTGGGCAAGATGAAAGAATTCCAGTGGTAGCAGTTGATATGGGTGAGGCTGAAAACATTGGTTTGATTAAGATTGATGCACTTGGACTAAAGACTTTAAGCGTACTTAAAGATTGCATTAATATTATTAAGGAACGAGAAGGAACAAAGATTGACCTTCTTAAAATTGATATGGACGATGCAAACGTATACAATATGCTATCAGATGGATACACAAAAGGTGTGTTCCAGTGTGAAGCAGCACCATACACAAACCTTTTAGTTAAGATGCGTGTAAAAAATCTTGCTGAATTAGCTGCATCAAATGCTCTTGTACGTCCAGGTGCTATGAATACTATTGGTAAGTCGTATATTGCACGTAAGCATGGTCGTGAAAATATTGCGTATACTCATCAAGTATTAAAAGAATTTACGGAGGAAACCTATGGCTGTATTCTTTACCAGGAACAAGTTATGCAAGCATGCGTATCGCTTGGCGGTATGTCCATGTCGGAAGCAGATAAAGTTAGAAAGATCATTGGAAAGAAAAAAGATGCTAAAGAGTTTGACGTTTTCAAGGATAAGTTCGTTTCTGGTGCGTCTGCTTATATCTCGCCTAACCAGGCTCTTGATTTATGGCATGACTTTGAAGCCCATGCGGGGTATTCTTTCAACAAGAGCCACGCAGTGGCTTACTCAACTTTATCGTATTGGACGGCGTGGTTAAAGTATCACTATCCTCTTGAGTTTATGTTTGCATTACTTAAGAACGAAAAGGATAAAGACGGAAGAACTGAATACCTAATTGAGGCAAAGCGTATGGGTATTCCTATTAAGCTTCCTCATCTTAATGATTCAGATATTGATTTTAAGATTGAGGGCAAAGGTATTCGGTTCGGTTTGACTGGCATCAAGTATATCTCTGATAAGATTGCTGAAAGATATATTGCAGGTCGTCCATTTTCATCATACAAGGAAGTAGAAGAGTTTACATTTACAAAGGGTAATGGAGTTAACAGTCGTGCCCTACAAGCAATGAGATGCGTGGGAGCACTTACATTCCCAGATAATCCAGCAAATCCACAGGAAGTTAAGGAGAACTTGTACGAGTATCTCAACCTTCCTGAGTTCAATACATCTATTCCACAACACTATTATGCTTATATTAATGATGTTGAAGAGTATGAAGAGACTGGATCATTTGTATTGTTGGGAATGGTAAAATCAATTAAACGAGGAACAGGATGGTCAAGAGTTGAAGTTTTGGACAAGACTGGCAGTGTTGGTATATTTGATGAAGAGTCTCCGTCTATTGAGACTGGTCGTACTTATCTTATTCTTGCAAGTGACAATAGGATTGTATCTGCAGTACCTGCTGACGAGATAAAGGGGTCTAAGAGCTCTTTGGTAAAGTTTTTGAACTACAAGATGTTGCCATACAAAGAAGGTGAGCACTTTGTAGTTTCCTTTAAGCCAAGAGTAACAAAGGCTGGAAAGAAGATGGCATCTCTGGTTGTAGCAGATGCAGGAAGAGAAATGCACTCAATAGTTGTGTTCCCAATGCAGTTTGCAAAGGCCTACATGAAGATTGAAGAGGGCAATGTGTATAAGTTTGATTTTGGAAAAACAAAGGATGGAACAATTACAATGAATGAGGTAGAAAATGTTTGATGAGTTAGCAGAAAAGATACATACAAATGCAGTGGCAAAAGGTTTTTGGGATCGTCCTGCAGATGAAATATTTGTAACAAAGCAAATGATGATGATCGTGTCTGAGGTTGTTGAGGCAATGGAAGCATTAAGAAAAGAGATGGACCCAGATCAGATGTCAGATGAGTTTGCAGATATCATCATTCGTACTTTAGACTTATATGCAGGAATGGTAAAGGCAGGGTACATGACAAAATCTTTGGATTCTGCAATCAAACAAAAGATGGATAAGAACTCTGATAGACCAAAGAAGCATGGGGTAAGATTCTAGTGATGACAGTAGAAGAGGTATTGGCTCAGCTTAGCCCTAAGCTAAGAAAAACGGTAATGTCTGGAGATACTGTTCCAGCAACAGAGTATGCATCAACACCTAGCTTTGGATTAAACCGTGCTTTAAATGGTGGTTTGCCATATGGTCGTCAAGTACTTGTTTGGGGATCTAAATCCTCTGCAAAGTCATCTCTATGTCTTCAAATGATAGGTTTAGCACAGAAGGAAGGAAAGATCTGTGCTTGGATTGATGCTGAAATGTCATACGATAAGAAGTGGGCGGAAAGCCTTGGTGTTGACTCATCTAAGCTTATTGTATCGCAGTGTCGCACAATTAATGAAATGGTTGATATTGGTACTAACCTAATGAACGCTGGAGTTGATATAATAGTTATTGACTCTATTACTTCTTTGCTACCAGCAATTTATTTTGAAAAGGACTCAGATGAACTTAAGCAACTTGAAAATACAAAACAAATTGGCGCAGAGTCTAGAGACTTTAGTAACGCTTGGAAAATGCTTAACTACGCTAATAATAAAGTTAAGCCAACTATGCTTGTACTTATTAGCCAGTCTCGTAATAATATTAGTGCTATGTATACTAGCCAGCAGCCTACTGGTGGTCAGGCTACTAAATTTTATTCTTCAACAGTCATTAAACTTTTTTCATCAGAATCCGACAATCAAGCGATTAAGGGCAAAATTCATGTTGGAGATAAGCTTATTGAAGAAAAGATTGGTCGCAAGATTCGTTGGGAACTCCAATTTTCTAAGACTTCTCCTGGCTTTCAGTCTGGGGAGTATGACTTTTATTTCAGGGGAGATAATGTTGGTATTGATAGCATTGGCGATCTTGTTGATACGGCTGAACTAATGGGTATAGTAGAGCGTACAGGTGCTTGGTATGTATTGCCAGATGGTACAAAGGTACAGGGCAGAGAAGGTTTCGTAAATCGTGTTCGTGAAGATTTAGACCTACAAGATTCTATTAAGAATAAGATTTTAGATGTCTGAAAAGTTTAAGATATTTTCAGGAAAGTTTCCATGTAAGACATGTGGAGAAGAAGTGACATCTATAAGACTGTGGAAAGAAAGTGCAGACTTGACTTGGATGTGTTCTAATAAGCATCTATCAAGGGTACCAATCGTTATGACAAGGAAAGACTTTGAGCGAAAGAGCGGAAAGTAAAAGAATTGGTGCTAAGCAGCACAAGAATTCTGGACGTAATACACACAAGGGCGATGCCACTTGGAAAAACTTTACTGTTGACTTTAAAGAATGCTCTAAGTCTTTTACATTGAACAAAGATGTTTGGGCTAAGGCAGTTACTGATGCAATTAGAAATGGTAATGATCCAGCCATACTTGTTGTCCTTGGCGAGGGTAACTCAAAAATAAGATTAATGATAACAGAGTTTGAACTAATAGAACAAATAATAGGAGAATAAAATGAGTGAACAAACAACAATAGAAATGGTTAATGGACTATCTGAAATAGCTGATTATATGCAGGATGAAGAGCTTACCCAAGCCCTAACATTTATTGCTAAGATCATTATTAAGCCAGATATTCCTCTAAATGTAGCAACTGTAGAGATCGTAAGACTTCAGGCAATAGCAGCAAAGATGGCTTTCAAGGCAACCTGGATGGCTAATGTAGACAAAAATGATAGGGCAAAAAAGAATATTTATTACACAGCAGCAGAATCAATCAACAACTTGGTATCAGCACTCAAATATATCATGCGCTAACCTGGTATACTTATATAAACAAAGGAATATAATGACAAAAAATTTACTAAAGCAGATCATGATTAAAGAGGTTGAGACACCAGCACAGATTGATGCACAAGAGCTTGTAAAGGCTATTGAGGCTGGATATCTAGTTGGGCGTGAGCCTAAGCATACACAGAAGAAAACTTTTGGTCCATCTACTATTGCCTATGGGCATGGAGAGTGTCCACGATACTGGTACCTTGCATTTGAGGGAGCGGTATTTGAAGATAACTCTGACCCATACGCAGTAGCAAATATGACTAATGGAACTCTTGCTCATGGAAGAATTGAGACAGCGTTTAAGAACTCTGGTATTTCAATTGATTCAGAGTTTAAGATTTTTAATGATGATCCTCCAATTTTTGGTTATGTAGATAACTTTATTAATTGGAAGGGCGAAGAGCTGGTAGTTGAAGTTAAGACAACTAACAATGAAGTATTTGAAT